AGCTGCAAATGGTTGGCTGGGGTTCTAATTATGAATCCTGGGTCATAGAATATAAAATCTTTTGGGGAGACCCAAATGCTGCTAATGTTTGGCAAGAGCTTGATAATTATCTTAAAAAACGATTTAAGACTGAAAATGGCAGGATTCTAACCATATCTTGTACCTGTATTGACTCAGGTGGCCATCATACGAACCAAGTATATCAATTCACAAAACCAAGACAGGGAAGAAGAGTTTTTGCTGTTAAGGGATTATCAACAGCAGGAAAGCCAATAGCTAACAGACCTACATTTGTTGGAAAAAATAAGGCTGTTTTATATGGTGTTGGTTCAGATAGTGCAAAAGAAGCTATTTTTGCTAGATTATCTTCTGAGCCTGAGTATACAACACTGCATTTCTGCTCTGATCTTGATGAAGAGTATTTTCAACAACTTACAGCAGAGAAAAGAGTTACAAAGTTTGTAAGAGGCAAAAAATCACTAGTTTGGAAGCAAATAAGGCCAAGAAATGAAGCGTTAGATACATTAGTATATAATTTTGCTGCTATTTATATATTAAATCCAAATTACGACACAATTGAACAAAGAATCCTGTCTCAACAAATAAAACCAGCAGAAGATGGTAAAAAAACACAGAAAAAAGGCATAAATAGGGGTAATTTTGCTACTTCCTGGAAGTAATTTGACTTTTCTTTGTTAATGTGTTGACTTTTTGATAGAAAACCATAGTGTGATATTAGATATATCTTAAACACTTATGAGGTTTTTTGCTTGAGCAACAAATTTGACAGAGAAAATTATCCTTCTCAAGAGCCTATAGAACTAGTCGTGGGCGATTATTGGGTTTGGAAAAAAGATGATTTAGCTACAGATTATCCAACAGACTCTTATTCTTTGTCTTATGAATTTCATTGCGACTCAGGTGGTGGCGGAAGCCATCAATTCACTATAAACGCAGTTGAAGCAAATAATACTTATTACATAGAAGTTCCAACAACAACTACAGATGATTATAATCCTCATGATTATATATGGGGTTCTTATATAACAAGAACATCTGACTCTGCAAGAATACAGGTTGGAGAAGGTAACATTACTATATTACCGAATCTAGCAGATACAAACGCTGACTTAAGAAGTCATGCAAAGAAAGTTTTAGATAATATTGAGGCTGTAATAGAAGGAAGGGCAACTATAGACCAATCTTCATTCTCTTTAGGTGGAAGGTCTTTATCTAGGATGTCAATTGATGAATTAATGACATTTAGAGATAGATATCATGCTGAATACCTAAAAGAAGTAAAACAGGCAAGAATAAGAAATAAAAGAGGTACAGGAAACACACCTAAGGTAAGGTTTACTAAATAATGGCATGGTATAACAGAATATTAGGCGTTAATGAGCCTAAAAAGAAAAAAAGACAAGCATATAGAAGAAGCTATAGTGGTGCGAACACTGGTAGGCTTTTTGCTGACTTTGTTACCACATCTACAAGTGCTGATGCTGAAATAAAAGATAACATAAGAATATTAAGAGATAGAGCAAGGGAGTTAGCAAGAAACGATAGCTATATTGCAAGATACCTTAACCTGATGGTGTCTAATGTTATCGGTAAGCATGGCATAAGAGTTTCTAGCAAAGGTCGTGATGACAATGGTTCATTAGACATTGCTGGAAACCAGCTCATTGAAAATGCCTGGAAGGAATGGGGTAAGGTTGGTAACTGTACAACAAATGGAAGATTGTCATTCTTAGACTGTCAAAAAATATTTATTGAATCTCTTTGTAGGGATGGAGAAGTATTGATTAGAAAAATCAAAAAGAAGGATTCGCCTTTTGGTTTTGAACTACAATTTTTAGAATCAGATCATTTAGATGAAAATAAAAATGATATTTATAAAGCTACTGGCAATCGTATTAAGATGGGTGTGGAAGTAGATAAGTATGACAAACCAGTTGCTTATCACTTATTTAAAGACCATCCTTTTGATAGGGTTTATTTAGCTCAAGCACAACACATTAGAGTCCCTGCTGATGAGATTATCCATGCTTACCTACCTACTAGAGCAGAACAAACTAGAGGTGTTTCTTTGGTTGCTACAGCAATGGCTAATGTGAAGATGTTAAATGGTTATTTAGAAGCAGAAATAGTTGCAGCTAGAGTTGGTGCATCTAAAATGGGTTTCTTTACTTCACCTGATGGTGATGGTTATGTTGGTGATGGAGAGTATGAGGATACCTTCAACCCAACAATGAACGCACAAGCTGGGGTCTTTGAGCAGCTTCCACAAGGTATGGATTTCAAAGCCTTTGACCCTACACATCCAACATCTGCTTTTGATTCTTTTACAACTAGTGTTTTAAGAAGTATTGCATCAGGTTTAAATATTTCTTATCACTCTTTATCAAATGACCTTACATCAGTTAATTACAGTTCAATAAGACAGGGTGCTTTAGAAGATAGAAGTATGTATCAGATATATCAACAATTTGTTATAGATCATTTTGTAGACCCCTATCTTTAAATCTTGGTTGGAGATGTCTATTTCAAATGGATATATTAACCTTCCTATGAGCAAGGTGGATAAGTTTACAAAATCAGTGAACTACATACCAAGAAGTTTTGCTTGGATTGACCCTCTAAAAGAAATGCAGGCAAATGTAATTGGTTTGCAAAATGGAACATTAAGTTATGCAGATATTGCTGGTGCATACGGAAGAGATACTGAAGAGCTTTTTGAGCAACATCAAAAAGAAATTGAACTAGCCAAACAATATGGTATTGAATTAGCATATCAACCATTTGGTCAAAAAAACCCTGTAGATGCAAAGATACAAGGCGGAGATGACGAAGATGAGTAAACCCACTCAAGGTATGAAATCAGAGGCTAGAAAAGGCTTAGATTGGCGTAAAGAGCATGGCAGGGGTGGAACTAGAGTTGGTGCTGAAAGAGCAAATCAAATCTTAAACAATGAAAACCTATCTGATGAAACTATCAAAAGGATGTATAGTTTTTTTAGTAGGCATGAAGTAGATAAGAAAGCTCAAGGATTTAGACCAGGAGAAGATGGATATCCATCAAACGGAAGAATAGCATGGGCACTATGGGGTGGAGATGCAGGATTCAGTTGGTCAAAAAAATTAGTCAATCAAATGAAAGATGATAGAAGTATTGAGCAAAGAGGAACAGAAGATACTCTAAGAGAAAAAGCTACAGAACACAATAAAGATGTTGGCGATAATCCAGCAAAAAGAACTAGCTATTCTACATTACAAAAAGTTTACAATAGAGGTATTGGTGCATATAACACTAATCCTTCAAGTGTTAGACCTAATGTTTCTTCAAAAGAACAATGGGCAATGGCACGCGTTAATAATTTTTTACGAGTCTTAAGGACTGGTAAATACAAGTCAGGGAAGCATGATACTGATCTGTTACCTGAAGGACATCCTTTATCAACTAAAAACAAGGAGAAATCTATGAATAAAGAAGATAGACATATCCTGAATGTGAGTGAAACTGATGATAAAGTTATCGTTGAATTTGCGAAGCATGAGGATGTAGAACATGAAGGTGAAGAATTAGAGACAACTGATGAAGTTTCTATGTCTGAAGAAAGTGAAGAGAGAAAAGTAATAGATATGCCTATGAAATATAGGACTATTGATTTATCTAAACACTCTTATCTTGATGAAGACAAAAGAATGGTTCGTGTAGGGGTTTCTAGTGAAGAGCCTGTAGAAAGAAGTTTTGGTATGGAAGTGCTAGGACATTCGGCTGATGATATAAACATGGAGTTTATAAATTCAGGACGTGCCCCACTTTTGTTAGACCATAATATGGAAAAACAAATTGGTGTAATTGAAGAATTCAAATTAGATGAGACAGCAAAAAGGACAACTGCTGTAGTTAGATTTGGAAAATCTGCTTTAGCTCGCGAAGTATTTGAAGATGTAAAAGATGGGATACGGATGAACATATCGGTAGGGTATCGCATTGATAAACTGGAACGATATCAAGACAATGATGAGACTTATTACAAGGCAAAATGGACACCTATGGAAGTATCTTCTGTAAGCGTTCCTGCCGATCAAAGTCGACTTGTTGGAGTGGGTCGTTCTAAAGAAAAACAAATAAACAACACAAAGGTGAGAATAATGGATAACGATAAAAAACAAGATATTAATCTTGATGAAGTTAGAACTCAGACTATTGATGAAGCTAAAGCTGAATTTAAAAGAAACTCAAAAGAGATCATAGATTTAGCAGCTAGACACAATAAAAGAGATTTAGCTGACAAAGCAATCGCTGATGGCGTATCTGTAGAAGAATTCAGAGGTGTATTATTAGAAAATATTTCTAACGACACTCCTTTAGAAACTCCTTCAGAAATTGGCATGAGCAAAGAAGAAGTCAGAGACTTTAGCTTAATCAAAGCTATAAGAGCAATGGCTAATCCTTCAGACAGAAGAGCACAGGAAGAAGCAGCATTTGAATTTGAATGTTCTGCTGAAGCTGCAAGACAGTATGGCAAAGATGCACAGGGCATTATGCTTCCTGCTGAAGTGCTAAGAAGCTGGGGTAAAAGAGACTTAAACACATCTGATGATTCAACTCTAGTAGCTGAAGATTACAGAGGAAATTCTTTTATTGACATACTTAGGAATGAGTCTTCAGTAATGCAAGCTGGTGCAACTATGCTTCGTGGATTACAAGGAAATGTTGTAATACCTAAGAAAACTGCTGGTGCATCTGCTGGATGGATTGCAACAGAAGGCGGAGATTCTGCTGAAAGTGAATTCACTTCAGGTTCAGTAACTATGTCTCCTAAAGTAATTGGTGCACATACTGATGTAACAAGACTTTTATTACAACAATCTTCTTTAGATGTTGAGAACTTAATCAGAGATGACTTAACAAAATCAATCGCTACTGCAATTGACTTAGGTGCTTTAGCTGGTTCAGGTTCAAGTGGTCAACCAACAGGTATTGCTAATACTACAGGTATTAACACTACAACTTTCGCTGCTGCTAACCCAACATGGGCAGAAATCGTAGCTATGGAAAGTGCTGTTGCTAATGACAACGCATTAACTGGTTCTTTAGGTTACATATGTAGACCTGCTGACTTTGGTACTTTAAAAACAACTGAAAAGGCTACTGGTACTGCTCAGTTTGTTGTTTCTCCTGACAATAGCATGAATGGCTATAATGTTGTCAGAAGTAATCAAGTAACAAGTGGTGACTTCTACTTTGGTAACTTTGCAGACCTATTAATTGGTATGTATGGTGGACTAGATATTACTGTAGATGCTTTCAGCCTCAGCAAATCAGGTGGAGTAAGAATTGTTGCTCTACAAACTGTTGATGTAGCTGTAAGACACGCAGTATCATTCTGTAAATCAAGCGACTAATTAACTGATGCTTAAATGGAATGGGGGTAGCAATACCCCCAACTTAAATATGAAAAAATATAAAATCTTAACAGATACAATGGCTGGCGGTTCTAAAGTACACGCTGGTGATATAGTTGAACTTACTGAAAGCGAAGGTCATTCATTATGTGGTTATGGCAAAGCAGAGGTTCATGTTGACAAACCTAAAGCTGAAAAACAAGATAGAAGCGTAGGCTTGGAAACATCAAAAGTAAAAGCTCCTAAAACTAGAGCTAAGAAATAATTATGCCAATGGAATTTGATAGAGATTTCAATGGCTATTTAGATGCCACCTATGGGCATGGTATTCAAATTACCTACACACCTACAGGTGGTTCATCTTCTTCTATCAATGTAATCCTAAACCAAGAATATGTAGATATTGACAGTGGTGGATTACCAGTTCAAGGGTATCAACCAGTAGCACAGGTTAAGACTACTGACATACCAAGTATTGCATTTGGTGATACTATAGCTGCTCCAGCTATTAAAAATTTAGATGGAACTCAAATTAAAGCAGCAACTAATTATAAAGTTATAAATTTTGAGCATGACAATTTAGGCATGACCTCTTTGCTTCTTGAGGTTCAATAATGGCACACGTCAGACAGCAGATCAGAGAATACTTTGGAACTACATTAACAGGCCTAACAACTACAGGTTCTAATGTATATGAATCCAGGGTATACACATTACAAGAATCAACACTACCTTCTTTAGTAATTTATACCAAAGCAGAAAGCTCTGAGCCAATTGTTATTGGAACTGATAGAGTTATGAGCAGAGATCTGTCTGTTGTGGTTGAAGGATATTGTAAGGCTGTTAGCAATTTTGATGATACTATTGATACAATAAGCAAAGAAGTAGAAGAAGCTATTTCTGCTGATAGAACTTTAGGTGGTCTAGCAAAAGACACATATATTGAATCAACAGATATAGAATATACAGGTGATGGAGAACAACCAGTTGGTTATGTTACTCTAACTTTTTTAACGAACTACTATGTCCAGGAAACCAATCCTGATGTGGCGGTATAACAGGAGATAATTATGAAAATGATTAGTCCAAATGGCAAAGTTTCAATAGAAGTTCCACAATCAAATGTGGAAACTATGTTGGATATGGGTTGGAAGGAAGAAGCAGTCCAGTCGCAAGACAAAATTAAATCTTCTTCTAAGAAAAAGCCGAAAGGCGAGGTAAAAGAAAATGTCAACATTTAAAGGAAATGATGGTATTGTTAAGCTAGGTACTAGTGGCGGAACAAATATCGTTGGTGAAGTTAAATCATATTCTTTAGAACATACAAGTGATACTGTAGAAGATACAGCTATGGGTGATGGAAGCAGAACTCATGTAGCAACTTTAAAATCTTTTTCAGGTTCTTTAGATGTTTTTTGGGATGATAGCGACACTAATGGTCAAGGTGCTTTTGTAGTTGGAAATACTATAGAATTAAACCTATATCCAGCAGGTGCTTCAGATACTTATTACAGTGGTTCAGCTATTGTTACTGGTGTTTCAAGAACTGGCTCATTTGATGGTATGGTTGAAGCGTCATTAACTGTTCAAGGTACTGGCGACTTAAGTACAACAACAGTATAAGAAAATGTCAGTTATAGATAACGCAAAGAAACATTTTGATAGCATAGAAACTAAAATTATAGAAGTCCCTGAATGGGGTGATGATGAAAATAATGCTTTAAAGATTTATTGTAGACCAATAACTCTTTCAGAGACTTCTAAATTTATGAAACTAGCTCAAGATGACGAGGTACAGCTTTTAGTTTATGTTTTAATTTATAAAGCATTAGACGAGGCTGGAGAAAAGTTATTTACAATCGCTGATAAGAAAACCTTATTGGAGAAGGTAGACAGAGATGTATTAATTAGAGTTTCTAGTGAGATGATGAATAATGTCTCGCAGGAAGAAGTTAAAAAAAAGTAATTGAAGATGAGCAGCTATACATAAAATATGCACTAGCCGAAAAACTAAATAAAACCTTAACTGAAATTGAAGAAATGACAGTTGAGGAGTTTCAGGGTTGGTTAGCTTATCTTGAAATAAAGGAAGAAAGAAATGCGAGCAGCAGGTAAAACAGATTTATTTCTTAGAATATTTGGGTCAGATCAATCCAAAAGGGCGTTTGATAGTTTTAATAAAAATGCAAAATCTGCAGAAAATTCTGTAAAAAGAATTGCGACTGTTTTAGTTGGTGCATTTAGTGTTAAAGAAATAGCTGAAGCTGCCAATGTCATGATTGGTGTTAGAAATAGAATGAACGCCTTAACTGGTAGTGCCGATAAGACTACATCAGCTATGAATCAGATGAGAAGAGTAGCATCTGATTCAAGATCAGACTTTGATGCAGTTGCTATGCTATATACCAGGCTTGCTTTAGCCACAGAACATTTGGGTGCTACTCAAAGAGATGTTGCTGATGCTACTCAAACTGTAGCAAATACCTTTATTATTGCTGGCTCTCATGCTCAAGAGGCAAATAACTCGGCTAGACAGTTAGCTCAGGGTTTAGCTTCAGGAGCTTTAAGAGGAGATGAGCTTAGGTCAGTAATGGAAAACAATACCATTCTGACAAAAATGTTAGCTGATGGTTTAAATATGACCATTGGTGAACTTAGAGAATTTGGTCATGCTGGTAAGCTAACAGCAGAAACAGTTATGCCAATTCTTATTGCTGGAACAAAAGAGACTAATGAGCAAATAACAAAAATGCCCATGACCCTTGGCCAGGCTGCTGTTGCATTGCGTAATAATTTTCAGTTTATGGTTGGTGATATAGAAGACTACAGTAAACTTCAATATATCAACAGTAGATGCTGCTGGATTTGACCAGTTACTAGCATCAAGAAAAGGATTGATAACATCAATCATAAACAATGCCATGAACAATCAAGGTAAAATGGGAATAGTGTAATGTCAGGACAATTTCCAACAAACCCAAATTTTAAAAGTCTTAATTTTAAAGACAATAGACCAACACTTGTTAATCAAACACTATCAGGTAAAAAACAAGTCAGACAAATAGGTGCTCAATATTTTTCTTTTACAGTTTCAATGCCACCATTACAACAAGAAAAAGCTCAGGAAGTATTTGCATTTTTACAAAAACAAAAAGGCTCTTCAGGAGACTTTACAATAGTTGCACCATTAGATAACTTAGGTGCAGGCAAGTCAGAAACAGATATACAAGTAGTTGGAGCACATGTATCAGGAGATGCTACTATAGCCTTAGATGGCTTTACAGCTAACCAGGTAGATGCTTTAAAGGCTGGAGATTTAGTTAAGTTTTCAGGTCATAGTAAGGTGTATATGGTGCAGAACAATATTCAAGCAAATTCTAGTGGAGCACTGACATTACAAATATCCCCAAATCTAGTAACTTCTTTAGCAAATAATGAGGCTGTTACTGTAAATAAACCAAGTTTTACTGTATATTTAGAAAACAACGAAATTATGTATTCAACAGATGCCAGTGGTTTTTATAGTATTTCATTTGATGTTAGAGAGGTTATAATTTAATGCCAAGAAGTTTATCTACTGACTTACAAACTCAAGTATCATCAACATCAACCAAGACAGCTTTTTTGGTTGAACTTAACCTATCATCTACCATTAGATTAACTGATTGGTATTCTGATGTTACCTATGACTCTAATTCTTATGAGGCTGGTGGTTCTTTTCTATCAGTTGATTCAATTATGGAAACAGGCCAATTAGAAGTTAATGAAATCACAATTGGATTTTCTAATATTACAGATCAAGTAAGGTCTTTAGTTCAAGATGGTTCTTTTACAGATAAAACAGTGGATATCCACCTAGCCTACTTTAATTCAGACGAAACAATTGTTGGTGCTATAAATTATTTTACAGGGCAAATTAGAAGCGTATCTATAGATGAAAGCATAAATGGCTCAACACTATCTTTAATAGTGGCTTCACATTGGGCAAATTGGAACTTAACTAAAGGCAGGCATTATTCTGATGAATCTCAACAAGGCTTTAGCACAGGTGACAAGGGTTTTGAATTTGCTACTCAAGTTAAATCAGATGTAAGGTGGGGAATGTAATGTCTTTTTGGAGTGCTGTTGGTAAATTCTTTTTAGATGTTGGTGCTGCTGTAATTGAATATGCAAAAAACAATCCTGTAAGTTTTGGATTACAGTCTGCTACATTAATTGTAGGTGTTAAAGGCTTCATGCAAGCCAAACAGATGATGGCTAAAGGACAAGATATATTAGCTAATAAAACTTCTGCTGGAGGCAAGCTACCTGTTATATATGGAACTAGGGTGTCGGTGCTCAAATAGTCTATATGGATGTGTCTGCTAATGACTCAAGAGATTTATATGTAGTCTATGCCTTATCAGTTGGTGAGTGTGATGAAATTATTGGAAGAACTATTGAGCTAGATGGCAATCCTTTAACTGATTCAGCAAGATTTAGAGATGGTGGTTATATTGGTTCAGATAAGATATCTTCAGGCTCAGGCTCATTAAATACAGTTTCACAAAATGGCACTGGTATAGATGCTGGTGCTGGTCAATTTGGTACAAGTCCTACACAAAAATATAGATATGTTATGAATCTACATCATGGAGCTGCAACACAAACAGCAGACCCTATGCTTGTTGCTTCTATGCCTAACTGGACTACAGCACATAAACTAAATGGTGTTGCTTATATAGCAGCTCACTATGGTTATGATAAAGAAGGTATATGGTCAGGAGTACCTCAACTAACAGTTCAAGTTAGAGGTAAAAAAGTATTTGACCCAAGAGACACAAATCAAACATTTGGAACTGTATCTACTTATAATATTCAGATAATCCAGCTTTAACCTTTTTAGATTACATAACCAATAATGAGTATGGTAAAGGATTAACACAATCACAAATAAACATGAGTACATTTACTTCTGCTGCTAATGTTTGTGATACAGAAGTTGATCAACCTTATTTTAATGGCTCAGCACAATCTCTTACTTGGTCAGGTAACGCTGGAGATGACTTCATAACTATTGGTGGAACTGTGCTACTACTACTTGGTGGCAAAATAAGTTGGAGAACTAATAGATATTATGACACAAATGGTGATCTCATTATAGATGGTAAAGAGATTACAGAGATAAGACAGAGATAATGGATTTTATGATCAAAATGAAGAACTTATTGTTTATATAAATGACACATTAGGCTCAACATATTCTTCACAAACAGGCTCATCTTTAGTTAAAGTAAAAAGATTTCATTGTAATGGTTATTTAGATGCTAATAAGAATGTCATGGATAATGCAAAAGAACTTCTTGCAAACATGCGAGGTATTTTTCTTTATATAGATGGTAAGTATGAGTTATCTATAGAAGATACAGGAACATCTACATTTAATATTACTGACGATCATATTATTTCCGATACTGGCATATCAGTTGACTATGGCAAAAAAGACAAAAAGGCCAATAAGGTTATTGTTGAATTTTATAATGCTAATAAAAAATACGAATTAGATACAGCTACAGTTTTACATGATGCAAGTCCTGAATATTATTCAGATGATGGTGATGAGGTGCTTGAAGTTAAAGCTGAGTTCCCTTATATAAGCGACCCTTACATAGCCTACAACATGGGTAAGGCAATCTTAACTAGAAGTAGAAATCAGACCACTATGCAGTTCTTAGGAACTCCTGAAATGTATAAATTGAATGTTGGCGATATTGTTTCTCTTACTTATGCAGGTCTTGGATTTTCAGGAAAAACATGCAGAGTAGAGGCATTAGAATTAGAGCCTAATGGCCTGGTTGCAGTTAGCCTAATAGAATACTTTGATGTCTATACATGGGAAGTACCACCTCAAGAACCAGTAGAAGAATTAGCTAATTTACCTTCTGCTTATGCAGTTAAAGCTCCAACAGGATTATCATTTACTGATACTGATTCTAGTTCAACAGGTAGACCATTCTTATCTTGGAATGAACCAACAGATTTTCCTAACTATCAATATAGGGTTAATGTTGTAGATAGTTCAGGCAATCAAGTAATAAATAGAATAGTAGATGTAGAGAATTGTGATTTAAACTTTGTGCCTGTTGACAGGCTCTTATGTTGCTAGTGTTACTTCTTTAAATACATTAGGTACAGAATCTTCTCCAGCTAGATTTCCAACAACAGGCACTTTTACTATTGGTGATGCTCCCACACGAACTCCTGATATTAAGGATGATGCTATTACTACTCCTAAAATATTAAATAATAATGTTACTGATGCAAAAATAAATTCCTTAACAGCAAACAAACTTACAGCAGGAACTATAGATGCTTCAGTTATTACAGTTACTAATTTAGATGCAGATAATATAACTTCAGGAACTATTGGTGATATGACAAAATTGTTTAGCCATTGGTGCTGATGTAAAAAATCAGCTAAAAGTTGATGGCATATCAATGCAATATATAGCTTATGACCAAACGCAATCAGATGGCGATTTGGCTTTTAAAATGGATGAAGATAGTGCTACTTTTTATCCTCAGGTAGGAGGACGAGTAACTTGGAGTCCTACTTTTATTACTGGGGGAGTGAGTACAAACAATAATGATAATGGTGGTATAACAACCCCAAATCTTACTGTTGGTTATACTTCTTTAAATCAAACTTATAATTTGGCTGTAGCAGGTACTGCTTTTTTTAATGCACCCTTGCTTTTAGATACTGTTTCAACACCAAGCACAACAACTAACAAACTTTACAACGTAGGTGGCTCTTTATATTTTAATGGCTCTGCTGTTGGTGGTGGTGGAACTAGTACTACTATTAATAACAACGCTGATAATAGAATCATTACAGGTAGTGGAACTGCTAATACTTTAAATGCAGAATCAGGCTTAACCTATAATGGTAGTGCTTTATCTGTATCAGGAACTATTATAGTAACAGGAACTGTTGATGGTAGAGACATTGCTACAGATGGCTCAAAATTAGATGGCATAGAAAGTGGTGCTACAGCAGATCAAACGCAAGCACAAATAAATGCATTAGGTATAACTGCAATAGGTTTATCAGGTAGTCCAAATATTACAACAGGAACTATATCTTCAGGTGCTATTACAGCAAATGGTGGTAGCGTTCAGCATGAATTTATATCTAGCTCTGATGCACCATTAATAACAAGGTCAACAGATGCAAGTTCAGGAATAGCTTTTACAGATAACAGTGGCACTAACTATATATTTTATAGAGGAAGTCTAAATCATTTCTATACTAATAGTGGCACTTTGGGAGTTGGTGCAGCATCAGTTGGGAGTGGACAGGCTCTAAATGTTGCAGGTGGTATTGGTATATCAGGAACAACAGTAATAAGTTCAGGCCGTGCTGTAACAGCAGTTTCTTATGGTTCTCCAGCTAATACTCAAACACTTTACAATGGCTTTAATGGTGTCCCAATGGTACAAGGTGTGAATGGAGCAGCTTATTACCATGGCTCAGACAATGGTGGGTATGGTATTGTTATACAAGGAGGACACCCTATATGTAAATCAGTCAAAATAGGTTCGGTTAATGCAGGAACAACAGTAATAGATTCCTCAAGAAACCTAACTAATATAGGAACAGCAACAGCAACACAATTCTTAGCTTCAGGTGGAGACAGTACACCTTCAGGAACTACTTTTAATAATGTATTTAAAGGTGTTAGTTCATATAGAACTGCTTATTTTGATGGTAATGGAAGTAATTGCAGTGTTTGGTGGGGTGTAGGCAATAACCCTCATGCAGCACTTGATACTACTGATGGTAATTTAGCAACTTGGGCAAATGATTCTGTAGGAACTTGGCGTAAGATTACAGAGCATAGTGCTAGTGGTTTAAATGTTACAACTGGTAGTTTGTTAATAAATGGAACAACAGTAATAGATTCCTCAAGAAACCTAACTAATATTGCTGATGCAACTGTAACTAGAATTAAAGTAGGTGGGAATTTTGGCAACTATCCAATTTCTGTTAGTAGCAATCAAAAATATGCTATTGGCTTTAGGAATACAGGTGCTACAAATGGTTCAACAAATTATCCATGGTTAGCACATGAGTCTGATAAATTTATAATACATTGGAACGGTATTGGAGATAAATGGAGTTTAGACCAAAGTGGTAATAGTGTTAATTCAGGCAACGTAACAGCCTTTTCAGACAAAAGACTAAAAACCAACATACAAACACTAGACAGTAAAAAAGCATTACAAATGCGTGGTGTTAGCTTTATTAAAGATGGTGTTGAGGGTAGTGGTGTTATTGCTCAAGAAATAGAAGAAATAGCACCTGAATTAGTAATAACAGCAGATGATGAAATGGGTACTAAGTCAGTAGCTTATGGCAACTTAGTTGGATATCTTATTGAAACTGTTAAAGACCAACAAAAGCAAATAGATGAATTAAAGCAGAGGTTAGATAATGACCCTAGCAACTAGCGGAACTATGGCTATTGGTGGTAGCACCCAAGATAGATCAATTAACTTAGAGCTAAAAAGAGCAGCTACAGCTACATCTAATATGAATGAAACTAGTCTAAGGGATTTAGCAGATGTATCTTCAGGTTCAATATCTATGTCTAACTTTTATGGTAAAAGTATATATAAGTTTCAAGCAGTTAATACATTACAGCAAAGCGTTTTTTTTGGTCAAACCTTTACAGGATATGCACCAAACATAGCAGGCAATACTTTAGGTTCTACAACAGATTCTACTTGCGATTTATATAGTAATACTCCTACTTGGGGTCTTTACCATGTAAATACTAATAATACCTTTTTCTATATATATGATACTGTTGGAACTCCAACAGGTAATGCAGGTTGGACTACCTTACATATATATAATGGACAACAAAATACACATGGTTTAAATACTTACAACACTTTTACAAGATCAAGTCTAAGTTACACATCTCAAGGAGGAGCAAGGTTTTGGGATTTAGGAGTTACTGCATTTTCTATATCTGATGTTTGGGTAACAGTAGGATTTATAGAATGAATTATGAAATTATAGAAATAGAAGGAATAAGGTTTTATATGGCTACAAGAACATCAGATGGAGCTATATTTGAAGTGCCTTGCGTTTTAGATGCAGATGGCAATATTAATACTGATGCTACAAAAACAAAGATGGAGCAACATATAAAAGAGTCTGATGAATTAATAACTTATATAGGAGAATAGAATGGCAATAACATTAACAAGAACAGTACAAAGAATAGAAACATATCCAGCAATGGAAGCACCTGAAGGCGAGGCAACTTACCCAACACTTATGGTTGTTTACAATGACTTATTTGATGATGCTGATGATGAACAATTACCAGTAACAGCAACTAAGGTTTTACACTTTAATAAAGGTGATGATGTATGCAAATGTAGGTATAAAATTAGTAGAAATAGGAATTTATTATGGCACAACACGATTACAACATAGCTCAGGTAGAAGATAGCTATTGCTAGTACAAACAATAGCTGATGACTGCTATTTGGGCAGTTTATGTTTCAGGGATATCAGGCAACACCGCTACAGTAAGCAAGGCTAAAGCTGATGATGCTTCTAAAATGCCTGCATTTGGTCTAGCAATAGAAGATGCTAATGCTAATAACAATTTACAAATAGTTACACTTGGTAACTTAACAAATATAGATACGTCTAATTTTTCAGAAGGGCAAATTTTATATGTATCTACAACCGCAGGTGAATATACAACCACAATTCCAAGTGGAGAGTCATCACAAATACAAAACATAGGTAAGGTATTAAGAAGTCATGCTGTTAATGGCTCAATCAGAGTAGGTGGTGCTGGTAGAAGTAACGCTACTCCTAACCTAGATAATGGTAAAATATTTATAGGTAATGGTTCTAATCAATCAACTACTGCAACTTTAGATACTTCTATTGTTGTTGAGAATACTAACCTTTACTATACCCAATCAAGATTTGATTCTGCTTTTACAGCCAAATCAACATCAGACCTTTTAGAAGGCACAAATTTATACTATACAACAGCAAGAGCAAATACAGATTTTGATACAAGACTTGCAACCAAAGATACTGGAAATCTAGCAGAAGGTTCTAATCTTTACTATACAGATGCTAGGTCTTATACAGCTTTTGACACTAGATTAGCCACAAAAGATACAGATGACCTTTCAGAAGGTACTAATCTTTATTACACTCAAACAAGATTTGATTCTGCTTTTAGTAATAAGACAACTGCTGATTTAACTGAAAACACAAATTTATACTATACAGATACAAGGGCAAATTCAGCTATAGATGCTAGAGTAACTAAAGCATTTGTTGATGCTCTTAATGTTCAAGCAGCAAGCGTAGATGCCAATTCAGTAACACTTGGAACAGACACTGTTGGTAATTACATACAAACTATTACAGGAACTGCTAACAAGATCACTGTATCAGGAAGTGGTAGTGAATCAGCAGACGTAACATTATCATTACCTGATGATGTACAAATAGCTGATAGCTTAACAGTAGCAGGTAATTTGACTGTTAATGGTACTCTAACCTCATTAGACACAACGAATTTAGATATAGAAGATAACCTATTCCAGCTTAATGCTGGCCTTACAGGAAGTCCTGTTAATGACTCAGGTATGCTTATTAATCGTGGCAATCAAGACAATGGCATCATTATGTGGGATGAGTCAGTTGATAAATTTACAATGGGTCTTACTACAGCAGATGGCAGTGCTACAGGAAACATAACACTTAACTCACTAGGAACTTTAGTGGTTAATGTTGAGGGTAACTTAACAGGTAATGTTACTGGAACTGTCTCTAGCCTATCTAATCATGATACTGATGATTTATCAGAAGGCAGTAACCTTTATTATACTCAAGCAAGATTTGATTCAGCCTTTACTGCTAAGTCTACAAGTGATTTATCAGAGGGTACTAATCTTTATTATACTGATGCTAGATTTGATACAAGACTTGCAACAAAAGATACTGGCGATTTATCTGAAGGCTCTAACCTTTATTACACTGATGCTAGAGTGGATGCTCGTATAGCAGCTTCTAATTTATCCTCTTATACAACAGATATATTTACAGCTACTTCAGGGCAAACTGCATTTACACTTTCTGCAAGTATTAGCAATGAAAATAATTTAATGGTATTTGTTGATGGTGTTTTTCAAGCACAAAATACTTATTCAACTTCAGGAACAACACTAACTTTTGCAACTGGCATAGTTTTAAATAGAGTTGTTACTGTATATCACATAGAAGATGTATCAATAGGAACACCATCAGACAATACTGTAACTACAGCTAAGATAGTTGATGATGCTGTTACCTCAGCTAAGTTAGATACTAATTTAGCTGTTGCAGGTACATTAGATGTAGCAGGTGCGGTTGATGTTGGGAACTTAACAGTAAATAGTACACAGGGTACAGATGGACAAGTTTTAACTTCCACTGGTAGTGGTGTAGCTTGGGAAGATGCTTCAGGCGGCGGCGGCGGCGGTGGCGGTAGTGGTGTTCTATCAGGTGGTACTTCTATTTATTTACATAATAATTGGAGTAATCAAAACATTGGTAGAAACTCAGTAGTAAAACTAAATTATGACACAGTAGTTTTTGGAAATTCAGGAACACCTTTCAGCACAACCAATAATAACTACACAGCTCCATCAGCAGGTAAATATTTATTTTTAGGTCAAGTTAATAGTGCTAATTTTGTTACAGGTGCTAATGCTCAACAAGTTTTATATGTGTACATTTATAAAAATGGTTCATCATTACAATATGACGAAGTGTATGAGAAATCTGTATCAGCAGACACAATTAGATATAAATCAATGTTTAACTATGTAGTTGATTTGGCTCAAAATGATGTAATTGACTTTAGGGCAAGGCTTAGTAATTTTGGCAGTTCAACAACTTTAGATATTGCCAGAGGTGAACAAAAAACATTCATGTACATAGTAAAAATAGAATCATAACAATAGGAAAAAAATGGATATAGCAACAGCAATACATAACTTAAAACCTGAATACGAATTTGGAATAGAATATGTCGTAGAAGATATTGATGGAACACCAACTTTAAAATGGTTACAAGATATAGAAGACAAACCAACAGATGAAGAAATAGATGCAGAAATTATAAAGTTGCAAGCTGATTGGGATAATCAAGAATACGTTAGAGAAAGAATAGAAAACTATCCCAGTATAGAAGACCAACTAGATATGCAGTATTGGGATTCTGTAAACGGAACAACAACTTGGGCAGATAAAATAGCAGAAATTAAATCTGCACATCCTAAGACATTGGCAAAAAATTAAACGAGGAATAAAATAATGGCAAATACAAAAATCCCAATAGAATTATCAAGCACACCAAGTATTGTAGATAATGGAAATGCTACAGCTATAACTATTGATAGTAGTGAGAACATATTGGTGGGTAAGAGTGTTGCTAATACAAGCACAGTTGGAATTGAGGCAAGAGAAAATGGTCTTTTAGTTGCAACAAGAGATGGTGGTCAACCTCTTTTAATTGACAGACTAACAAATGATGGTGATTTAGTTTTATTCAGAAAAGACAGCTCAACAGTTGGAAGTATTAGCAATTCAGGCACTAACTTAATTGTTGGTGGTAGTGGTACAAATAAATCAGGTTTTTATTTTGGAGATAGTGCTTTATTTCCTGTAAAAAATGGTAATTTATCTGCTTCAACTATTAGTTTCGGTAGTCCAAATTATAGATTTAAAGACCTCTACTTGAATGGAAAAGCTGATATAGATATTTCAACTGATGCTAGATTAACAATTAATTCCGATATTGGAGAAGTTGGTGATGGTAATGTAGCTTTACAAGCAACAAATTCTGCTGGTTCAGCTTTGAAGCCAATGGGTTTTAGAGCAGAAGATATAAGATTCGCTACAGGCTCAGCAGAACGCCTTAGAATAGACTCATCAGGTGATCTAAATATAGTCAATACTGGGCAAGCAAGTCTTAATTATACTACTGATGGCTCTCTTGATTATGCAAGAATTACAGGTGGAAAATCAGGTTCAGGTGTAGGAGATTTAAGATTCTTTACATACTCAGGTGGTATGGCAGAACGCATGAGAATAGACTCATCAGGCAACTTGTTTGTGGGAACTACTGTAACTAATCCAGCAGGTAATAACTCTGTAGGTGTTGCTATTTCTTCTGGTTCGTATGGTGGATTCATTGGTGTGACAAGAGATGGAAATACTCCTGTTGAAATTAATCGTAAGACTTCAGACGGAACTCTTATTACTTTCCGTAAAGACAGCTCATCAGTTGGAAGTATCTCATCTAATGGTGGTAGTGCTTCTTATAATAGTAATAATGGAGTTATTTATCTAGGTCACAACCAAACTAATCATTTTAAATTTTTAACATCACAGGCTACTGGACAACCTCGTTTTGAACCAAGTGGTGATAATGCAATTGATGTGGGAAGAGCTGCATTAAGATTCAAAGACCTCTATCTTTCAGGTAATGCTTATGTTGGTAACGCAGTAACATCAAGCACTGATGGCTCTTCTGATTTAAAACTAGAAGGTAATCAGCATATATTTAGAAAAGGCGTTGCTGGAAGTTATACAGAACGCATGAGAATAGACTCATCAGGCAATGTTGGAATTGGAACTAGTAGCGTAACGCAAGGTAAAGTAGATATATTAGCTGGTGGAGACTATGATGCTCATACTGGACATGGTTTAACCATAAACTCAAGTGCAAATAACGCCTTTACATCTATGTATATGGGTGCTGATGATTCTGTTGATGCTGCTTATATACAATCAGCAGGAAGAAATACATCTTTTACTTCTAAGAAATTACTATTAAATCCTAATGGTGGCAATGTTGGAATTGGAACTGATAGTCCTTATAAATCATTAACAGTCGGTGATTCAGATGCTTCTGCTTGGATAACATCAGGTGGTGCTAACACACACTTAACACTTTCGGCTAATGGTGTTTCAGGTGCAGTTATTTTTAGAACAGGTGGTACTAATGGTGACCCTTCTGCTACAACAGAACGCATGAGAATTGCTTCTGATGGAACTTTGCAAACTCGTTCATCTGATGGACTTGCTCCAACAGTAGGCAGTGGTTGTGTTTCTATATGGGGAAGAAGTGGCTCATCATCAACTGGTGTTTTAAGAGTTTATAAAACTGGAGATGATGGGCAAATTGTAGATTTTTATAGAACTGGTAATACATTAGTTGGTAATATTTCTGTAACATCATCAGCTACATCTTACAACACATCTTCAGACTACAGATTAAAAGAAAATGTAGATTATGACTTTACTGCCCTTGATAGAGTTGCACAATTAAAACCAGCTAGGTTTAATTTTATAGCTGATGCAGATACAACAGTAGATGGTTTCTTAGCACACGAAGTACAAGATATAATACCTGAAGCTGTAACTGGCGAAAAAGATGCAGTTAAAGAAGAAGAATACGAAGTAACTCCAGCAGTATTAGATGATGATGGTAATGTCATTACTGAAGCTGAAATGGGAACAAGAGAAGTACCTGATTATCAAGGCATAGACCAAAGCAAACTTGTACCTCTTTTAACTAAAGCTATACAAGAACAACAAGAACTTATAAATAATTTAACTTCAAGAATAGAAGAGCTAGAAAATTAGTATATAATTTAATTTTAATAAACTTATAGGAGAGACTAATGAGTAACGAAGAAAATAAGATGGAAAACCAAGAACCAGTAATCATTACATTTAATGATGTTGAATACAGAGCTGCTGATCTAAATGAAGATCAAATGGCTATAGCTGCAAAGCTAAATGTAGCTGGTAAGAAATTAGCTAGACTTCAAGAAGCCTATGATGACTATGTAATCACAAATGAATATAAAAACATTTGTATTGAGTCATTTGATAGAGCTGTTAATGTTGAAGATGTAGCTGAGGTAGTAGAGGAAGAATAATGCCTAGAGTCACCGCACAAGATATCGGAGTTGAATTAGAAAAACACGAAATCCAATGCGGTGAAAGATGGACTCAAAATTGGAATAGACTGAAAAAAATAGAAGAACAAGTTAAAGATTTAGATGGTAAAACTGAAGCTAAACTTAACAAAATTGACTGGTCTATTAAAGTTTGGTTTGGGTGCAGTGATATTAATACTATTAAGTGGCATTTTACCTTGATTATTAAATTATGATAGATAAACTAATCCAACCAGTCAGTGACATTTTAGATAAATTTGTTGCTGACAAAGATTTAAAAACAAAACTATCTCATGAACTTGAGAAGGAAATAATTTCGCTTAATAAAGCACAATTGGAAGTAAACAAAGTTGAAGCAGCACACAATAATGTATTTGTCTCAGGGTGGAGGCCTTTTATTGGCTGGGCATGTGGTGTTTCACTCGCTTATCATTTTATTATAGAACCCATTATTCAATACACTCTTATAGTCAACAACATTGACTACAATACACCTGAGTTTGATTTCAGCCAACTATCAACAATCGTTATGGCAATGCTTGGGATGAGCGGCTTGCGAACTTACGAAAAAATTAAAAAGTAACATGACAGATAAAATAAGAGAAATGTTAGTTAAGCATGAAGGCTTACGAACTTTTCCCTATAAATGCTCTGAAGATAAATTAACAATTGGCATAGGTAGAAACTTAGAGGCAAATGGCATATCAGAAGATGAAGCTATGTATCTACTTGATAATGATATTAAAAGAGTCATAGAGAGCTTAGACAAGCACTGGCATGTTTGGAGAAGTTTCCCTGAACTTGCACAAATGGTTTGTGTTGATTGCACCTTTCAAATGGGCATAACAGGATGGATGGCTTTTAGACATACAAGAGCACTTATGGAAATGGAGTGCTGGATAGAAGCATCAGAAGAAATACTTAGAAGTAAGTATGCAACACAAACACCTAATAGAGCAGCTTATAATTCAAGACAGTTAGCCTTATGTCAAAATGCCAAGAAAAACATCAGATCAACATCAGGCTAATTCAAGACTAGGTGCTTTGGGTGAATCCTTAGTACAAACATTCCTTTTGGAATATGCAGACTTCTGCTTTCCAACCCAAGAAAAACATCCAGCAGATTTAATCGTAGAGTTTGGCAACGCTATATATACAGTTCAAGTTAAAAGTAGAAGAGCTACTAAAGAAAAGAAGTTTGTCTTTGCTGCTGAGAACTCAAGATCAATGTCTGATACTTACAAGAACTATACTTGCGATATTCTAGCCTTTGTATTCTTCTTTGATGGTCAAAAGAGAATCATGTTTAAATCTAATACATCCTCACAAAACTACTTTACCTTTGATAAAAAGATTATCACTGACACTATGGAATTAGATTCACTTCAAGAATCTCTCGATACCCTTAGCTCCGTACCTGTTCTTAACCCTATAATATAATCCTTGCTTATTATATAAATATGATTTAATATATTTATATTAATTAGAGAGGAGTTAATATGACACATGAACTTATGATGAGACTAGCACTACTAGGAATGATAGTGTGCTTATGGTTAATTTACTTATTACAAAAAGGGGGTATGTAATGGATATACATTTACACGAAGTTGGCAAGGTCAGACCATTGATCTTAACTAAAAGGCAAATAAGGGGTTACTACAAAGACTACCTTACTGGCGAGAACAAAGTGCAAACAGCAAATGAAGAATATGTTGTTAGAGACTCTTTGACAGAAATTGCATATTTAATGGGTGAGCAAAGATGAAGATAGAATCACTAAAGAACTTTACAGCAGAAAGGAAGGGACAAGCACTTATCTATAAAGACATACCTAATGAGGATTATCATGCAGGTGTAGGTATAAGCAGTAGTTATATTAGAAGATTTGGTCAGTCACAATTACATGCTGTAGAGCATAAACAAGAAAGCACACCAGCACTAAAGTTTGGGACAGCAGCACATTCTTTGATTGTAGAAGGCAGAGAGGCTTTTGATAAAGAAGTAAAGGTTGTTAGTGGCTCTCCATATACAAAAGCCTACAAAGAAGAGAAGGCTGATTATGAAGATCAAGGCTATATAGTATTAAAAGAAGCAGAATTAGAACTGCTAGAAAGCATGAAGGCAAATATGATTTACGAAGGTAATGCCTACTTAAATGCTAAAGGCAAAGTTGCAGAAGCAAGTATCTACTGGTATGAAGATGACATTCTTTGTAAGTGTAGACCTGATTTATTGTGCCCACCTTTAAGTGAACCTAATTCAGACAGCAAGATAATTATAGTAGATTACAAGACCACTATATCTTGCGAACCTTATGCCTTTAATAAATCAGTTAGAAAGTATGGATATGATATGCAGGCGGCATGGTATAGAAGAGGTTTAGAGTCAGCAGGATATAGCGTAGATGGTTTTGTATTTATAGCTCAGGAGAAAGTTCATCCTTATGCTTCTAAGGTATTTAGAATAACTAAAGAGCAAATTGATTATGGGTGGACAATAATGGAGAGATATTTAGAAGAGTACAAGGAGTATCAACAAGGTAAGCCTCTAAGTATCTATAACAGTCCTAATATTGTTGATTTGGTTTTTGAGTAAGGGCAAATAGATAATGAGAGTATTTAGATTTATGGAGAGTTTATCAATTGCCCTTAACAAGATTATAGGACATGAAACGGATATAAACACAAAAGAAGTGGTAAAAATCTTAAATTAATATTAATATAAAAAAGGAGAGTTTGAATGGATGAGAAGACAAAAAAAGCACTATGGATATCTGAGGACTTGCATAAAGAGATCAAGATATTCGCAATACAAAATAACATGACTATTGAGTCTGCTTCGCAGATGGTTTTAAAACTAGGCATGTGCTCATATAAGGATAGCAATGGGTCAAAATAGCAAAGCAGTAGCTAAGAGAAGAGAAGAGTTAAAGACTGAAAAGTTAGATAAGCAAATTGCTTATTACTATTTCCAAAAGGGAGCTGGTAGTCATTACAGAGAAATACAATACCAAAGTGGAAGGGTTGTAAGGACTGATTTCAATGCTTGACTGGATTCTATATATAGTTGGTGGTTTTGTTGGCTTGTTAGCAATAGCTACAATAATAAGCGTAGTAGCTGCAATTTACATACTTAATAAGCTAGATTAATGGTAAACAGTAGAAACAAAGGAGCAGCATTTGAGAGAGTTATATGTAACAAACTTAATACTGTCCTTGAATCTAAAGGTATTGATACTAGGGTTAAAAGAAACCTTGACCAGTATCAAACAAAAGGCATGGCTGATATATATTTTGATAAGTTCGCTATCGAATGTAAAAGATATAAAGCTAGTGCTAAGAAATCAATGTATAAGAATGAATGGTGGAAACAAGCAGTTGAGAGTGCTGGTGATAACCTAATTCCTATACTAATTTATAAATATGACAGGAAGCAAATAATGTGTGTGATTCCTTTGTTTTTGGTTACGTCAGTTGATACGCCAAACTGGGAATGTACTTACCTCTGCCCACTGTCAGAAATATGTGAAAATTTAGATGAAATCTTACAAAAAGCAAATGGACTTAAATAGCTATTTGCTTCAAGAAGATTTTGAAGAGTTTTGTAGGAAGGCCTATGAAAGAATCCAAGTTGCGTGTGATGTCTTTGGTATCACAAATGATGAGGATTATTATAGTTTTAAGGAAAGGAATTACACTAGACTTGAAGCTGATTATTTAAACAGTATTGAAAGAACAATACATTAACTCTAGGAGAGTATTATGGATATATTAGGAGGAATGAGCAATTCCACTGAAGGACAGCAAGTTTATCTTGCTTTTAAAACTGCTGATCAACAATTTTTTGTTAATGGCAAAACACCAATTGATTTTAAATACTTGCAGTTAGACCCTGCAACATTTAGAAGTGGTTGGGGTAGATATAATGGAGAGTACCAATATGTATGGGATGATAAGTTTGGTAATGCAAACGACAAACCAGCAGATGATTGGAAGAGGGCGTTTAGCTGTTGCGTTATGCCACATGGACATGACCATGCATTAATATGGAGTAGATACACTTTTGCTGAATCTAGTGCTTTCAATAAGATACTAAGTAGCTTTTGGAATCAAATGGATGCAAATAGTGATTCACTACCTGTTGTTGAGTATAAAGGCTCAAAAGAAATACAGGTTGGAGTAGGTAGATCGTCAGAGCTAACTTTTGAGTTCTCTAAGTTTGCACCTAGATTTGCTAACTTTGAAATACCTGCTCACTATGGCAAAGAAGACGAGGAAGTAGAAGATACTTTTAAGAGTCCTAATGATGGTCTTGCAGAAAAAGTGCAAGAGATGGTCGATAAGAATGAATTATCAGATGACGATATTCCTTTTTAGATGGAACATATTGATTGGCAAAGAATAGCTCCTGATGTTGCAAAGCAACTACTAGGAGAACCTACTAGCACCTCATCTAAGGAATTTAGATGGGGTCGCAAGGGGAGTATGTGTCTTAACCTTACAGATGGTACATTTTATGATCACGAAGCAGGAGTCGGTGGGGGAGTAATAGATTTAATAAAACATCTAAATCAAGATGTGAATACAGTTTTAAAACAGTTTGGTCATGACTTAGCATTACATTCAAATGACTCCTTAATCAGTGGCTTCAGTGATTCCCCTGTCACTAAGCCTAAAGGTAATGCTAGGTCATTCTCTAGGGAGCAAATGGTTGACTTGTATAGACAAGCAATTGTTAAGTTAAAGTATGCTGATAATTTTATGGTTCTCAGGTTTCCTGAAGGTCATGCAATTAAACAGAAGTATGCTCCCTTTACTCTAGGTATTGATGGTACATGGTCTTTAAAACGCCCTGACAGTCCGCTTATGCCTATTTATCATACAAATGATTGTCCTGATAAGCCTATTGTCATTAATGAAGGAGAGAAAGCCTGTAAGGGTTGTGAGAGCATTGTTAAAGGCAAATTAGATTCATGTACTTGGCATGGTGGTGTTAATAGCTGGAAGAAGGCTGACTGGACACCTATATTGCATAGAGAAGTGTGGATATTTCCTGACAATGATAAGGCTGGTAAAGATTGTGCTGATGAGATAGCAGAGCATTTAAGAAAAGAGGGATGCAGAAGAGTTAAGATAATACAACCACCAAAAGATTTTAAAGAGAAGGATGATTTATTTGATGCACACGAATCAGGTTATTTCGCATCATGTGATGATTTTATTAGCTTTGTTAATAATCAAAAGGAGAAGCTACCTAAAGGTGCTTTGAGGTTTGAGAGAGCTGACTTTGTATTATCCCAAGTATCTAATCCTGACTGGCTTATAACTGATGTCTTTGAACGCAATAGACTAATAACAGTCTTTGGAGAACCAAAATCAGGCAAATCGTTTATATCTATTGCTATGGCATGTGCTGTAGCGAGAGGTGATGAGTTCTATGGACATGCTGCTAAAAAAGCACCTGTAGTCTATCTTGCAGGGGAGGGAGTTGCAGGAATTCGTAGGAGGTTGGCCGCATATAACCAAAGTGAGTATGGTGGTAGTTTAGTCGGAGCACCTTTATTTCTATCTAATAGAGGCTCAAGAATTAATGAACCTGAAGAATACCAAAAGCTAGAAGATGAGATTAATTTGCTCAAACAAGACTTAGGGCAAATCGGTTTAATTATCTTTGATACCTTTCAGCGTAACTTCTCAGGAGATGAAAATTCTGCTCAAGAGGTCAATAAATTTGTTAAAGCCGCAGATCAGTTGATACATGACTTTGATTGTACTGTATTGCTTGTACATCATACTGGAAGAGGTAATAAAGGAAGAGCTAGGGGTAGTTCTGTTCTTGATGCTTCTATTGATGGAGAGTTCTTGGTAGAGAGAAAAGGTACTAAGCCTGATGATGATAACTCTATGCTAGTTACTATGAAGCAGACTAAGAACAAAGATGGTATGGGTATGGCAGAGAAGAAGTTTGAATTCCATGAAGAGACTTTGATTGGCGAAGGTCTTGATGTTACTTCAGGACTGCTTATTGAGACAGATGTTGATATTAAAACTAACAAGGATATAGAAAAAGATGTTGATATTAAGATAGCAGATAAAATGTATTCACTATCTATGGCAATAGCTAAAAGTGATAACTGTAAACCTGAAGATGTATGGTTCACATACACAACATTTAATAGTGATTTAAAGGGAGTACATCATCTAAAAAATGCAAAAGATGAGCCTTATGCAAAATACACAGTCGATAATTCACTAAGAAGAATGGAAAAGCTAGGAGTAGTAGAAAAAAATCCAAAAGGAAATGGCTATAGGCTGGTAGATGCTGATTTTACAAGGTTTAACAAGGGTGTGTAAATAAAGTGTGTAAACTGTGTAACTGTGTAAGATACATTATATTAGTGTGTAGAGTGTGTAGTAGTCCATAGGACTACACACTTACACATTATTATGTATAGCACAAAGGAATAGTATATGAGTAATTATTATGATGAGGCTTTAAAAGATAAACTTAAACAATTAAGAATCTGTGAAGCAGAGGCTAATGTTAAATGGGGTAACTGGAAGCGTATCTATAAAATGGTAGGCGTAGACTTTGAGATTAAGTTTTTAAAAGCAGAGCAGATATTAAAAACATCTTTGCAGAAAGATACGATCAAAAAGCAAATCAGTATGGTTGATATGATGATTAGAGCCTATGAACAACTAAACATCAAATGTGAGCAAAGTGGTTACATTATGATTCAACCAAGTGCTAAGTGTTTTACCTTCGATCAGAAAACTGCATTGATATGTGATACTGATGATGAAAAGCCAGTATTAGAACTTATACACAAAGATGAGAAGGATATTATGATATTTAGCATAGAAGAATTGCTTAGGTGTATACCGCAAGATTTTATGAGAGCAAAAGAGATACTAAGCAAATTAGATAAATCTGTAAATTTTCAGAGAATAGATTATGTCTAGTTGGCATGGTGGAAAAGGCTCTTCGCGTAGAAAAGAAGATAAAAAGAAAATAGATGCAAATTGGGATTTGATATTTAACAAAAAGGAGAAAACTATGAATTGTTGGTATTGTGGAACTGGACTTGTATGGGGTGGAGATCACGACATAGCAGATGAGAATGAAGAATATGATATGGTTACGAACCTATCTTGTCCTGACTGTAAGGCTTATGTTGAGGTTTATATGCCTAAAGGAGATGCAAATGACTGATTTAGTAAATAAACCCCCTCATTACAATAAAGGCAAATTTGAATGTATAGACTACATAAAGCAACAGTTAGGTGCAAATTTCCCTGCATATCTTGAAGGTAACGCTATAAAGTATCTACATAGGCACAAATATAAAGACTCTAACATTCAAGACTTAGAGAAAAGTATTTGGTATATTAATAAATTAAAAGAACATTATGAGAACCTATAATGAGCAATAAACCGCAAATTGATGTTTCGCAATTAAAAAGGCAAATCGATAAAGGCAAATCACTAAACGAGGTGGTCATGTCTCTTGGTAAAAGCAAATCGACTATTTTAAAAGTTGCTAACGAGAATGGTTTAAAGTTTGATAAAAAGTCTCATTGGGCAAATTTATGAATATATCTTTAGATTATGATGATACATATTCTTTAGACCCTAAAACTTGGGATAAAATAATTGATATACTACAAAAGGCAAATCACAATGTTTTTTGTGTAACAAAGAGATATGAATCTATAGCAGATGATATAAAAGAATCTTTAGACATACCTATAGTTTTTGTACCTAAAGGCAAATCTAAGTCTGCTGAAGTAAGGGACAGAGGTTTAAAGATAGATGTTTGGATTGATGACAAGCCTTTATCAATAACTGGTAGAAATGTAAGTCAAGGCAAATTTCATAGAAAACATTTTTTTGGGCAAATTTAACATTGAGGCAAATTTAGGTTTAAGGCAAATATGGATATACAAGTAAAAACTGATCTCAAACAACTGCAAAAAAAGCTAGATATTCTTCGTGACAAAACATTCAACAAAGTTATGAGCGAAGGAATAAACTTTACAGCAGAGAGAGTTGTCAATGCACAAAGGCAAATGTTGGTAAAAAAACTACATAGACCAAAACCATTTTCAGTTAAATCTATAATAATGTCACAATTTGCTAAGCCTAGTAAAACACGATTAAAAGCAACTGTAAGGGTTAAAGATAAGTCCGCGTCTTATTTGTATTACATTTATACAGGAGATATTGAACCTGCTAGAAGAGAGGCTTATGCTTCACCAACAAACGAAGGCAGAACAAAAGCAAACCAATATGGAAATATTGTTACCAAAAAAGGACTTATAAAAAAAATAGATGCAACAGACAAAAGCAACAGAAAAGGCTCACGTTTTGTTGGTGTACCTAAAGGTAAAGGCTCTAAAGTTTATGGTGTATGGGAGAGACAGGGTAAGAAGGGTAGAGAAGGCTTAAACCTTCTTGTTGCCTATACTCCCTTTATTAGGCATAGAAAGTTTATTGATTGGTTTAAGTTGAGTCATAAGGTAGTGAAGAATAATCTTTATAAAGAGATCAATAAGCAAATGATTAAAAGGGTTAAGAGGGTAATGAGATAAAGGCAAATTTACCTTAGAGGCAAATTTACCTTTACTGCAAATTTAATTAATTACTATACAACAAACAAGATTGTATAAATAATGAATCCGCCTCATCATAGTTTTTAAAATATGCAATATCAGAATAAATACCGCTTTTTCTTTTCGGCTCATATTTATCACCTTCATATTTAAGGATATCAACATAATATTTTTTGCCTTTTTGTTTTAAAAGAACATAAGGTTTTTTAGTTTTAAAATGTGTTACCCTGCTTTGCAATAATACTTTTTTCATTAGTCTTGCTCCTTGCAATCAATACAAATAAATTCTTCACAATCTGAATTCCAAACATACTGTAAACAACTATCACAACAAGTATGCTCAGGTTGACTTGCATTAAATTCTTGTTCAAATTCTTCATCATTCAAAGAATTATCTATATTTATAAATGGGTGATTATTATTAGAATGTAATGTTCTTATTTGTTTAAATGTAAATTTTTCTATATTCATTAGTCTTGCTCCTTCTTATATGCACACACAACAAAGTTATAACCCTCTGCCTCTGTATCTAAATCTAACAAATCAGTAAGCGTATCCAATACATTTACTTTATGTGATTCAGCATAATCAACACCAAACCACACACCGTCAGGAACTATAGTCCACCCATTCTTTTTAAGTTCTTGTTTAGTTATCATGTTATTTAACTCCTTAATTTTATTTAACATACACCTATGATATATAAATATATATTTATATGCAATAGTTAAATGCAAATTTATATTTAAGGCAAATTTAAGATCAAGGCAAATACTGTTTTGATGCAAATTTAGTATCAAGGCAAATACTGTTTTGATGCAAATTTAGTATCAAGGCAAATTTAGTATCAAGGCAAATTTAGTATCAAGGCAAATTTATTTTTCATAAAAGGCAAATTTATTTTTCATAAAAAAAGGCAAATTTATTTTTGACAAAAAACATCAAAATTTTTTTTGGACAAAAAAAACAAAGACCAACAACAAAAACACCACAAGACATTCTAAGCCTCTACATTACAATATAAATATATATAGGTAGTAATGCATTACTTTAATATAAAAACACCGCATAAAGGCTTAGAGGCTCTCTTATATAAAGATTTATTTATTAAGGGCATAAAAAAAGGCGGTAATAATACCGCCCTTTATTGGTTAGGTTTAGTTATTAGTCTTCTTCTTTATGCTCCCAATATGTCCAATAATAGGCTTCAGAATGTCCATTCATGCTTATAATCTTCTTTAGCTTCTCTTTAATCCATCTTTTCCTAATATTTGCTCTACACATTTAACAGAGCAAACAGATTCAGAATCGCCAACAATAAACACGCCTGTTTGTTGGTTAGCTTGTCAATTGTTTTATTACAAGATTCACAAGCTACATTCCATGTTTCAAAACTCATTCTTGTACCTCTCTCATGTTGTCGTAGTCTCTCACTATCTCTATATCAACATGAAACAAAGCACAACACTCTTGATTATCACAGCCCCATGTTTCAACTTCACAGCCTATATAATCAAAACATATTCAAGAACACCCTTTTTGCATTTTTTACATCTTTGCATTATTTACCCCTATAAATTGTTTAGCTAAATCAGACTCACAACCCACATAAAAGGGTATAGATTGGATTCTTACCTTTGTATAACCTTTTGATTCACATAATAAAGCTATTCTCTCTGCAACTGCTTTGCTTTTAATAGTTTCGCCTAAGTGGTGAGTCTGTAACAGGCTCTCTTGTAAATATTTGGGTTAATGCCCTATCTTCTAGGCTGTTACGCCCCAATTTATATATTCAGTATATATCATTCATTATTTACCCCTTATTAATTTTAATTTATGCCCTTGATTAGTTAGGCGGTTAAATTTGTCTTGCATGGTTACAAGACATGAACCCCTAAAGGCTACAAAGCCTTTAAGTGATCCTTTGTTTATTATGATTTTATATTTCATTACGCCACCTCTTGCTCTTGCATATAATCAAAAACGATTTCTTCGCCTATGATATATGTATACATGTTGACTATCTTTTCGGGGTCGCTAAAGTCTGTGTAGACTTCGCCAAAGTTGTCTATTTCATATTCTTTTATGAAGTTGATAATATTAAAGGCTTCATCTCCTAGCCATTGTTTAGCTTGATAAGTTCCTATGATGTAATAATCATTGTTAAAAGCGTCATGATGCACCTCTTGATTATCATTGTTTATTAAATAATCTTTATCATACTCTAAACAATCTTTTAAAAAGTCCTCTAAATGTTCTCTTATTTCTTGTTTTTTGTAGTCCATTGTTACGCCCCTATTAATATATTAACTAATGACTTGATGACCACTAGACCAACAAGCAACACACAACCAAAAGCTAAAGAATAATTAATTGCTTTAGTTCTTGCATTATCTACCGCGTTAATTCTAAACCTAATATTATTTTTATTATTCATGTTTATATTCTCCTTATAATGTTAAACATAACCTATTATATATAAATATATATTTATATGTCAATAATTAATTTAATAAATATTTATTTCTTTTTTAATACCTTTATAAGTTTCATGAATAATACATTTAGTATTATTTTCTTGTCATTCCCTTGATTTTTTCGCGTTGTTTCTTCTTGTCCTCTGAATCCCTTTGTTTATAGGCTTCTGAAACGCTAGGTTCTTCTGACCCAGTGGGTACGCAGGTTGCGTGATCGCATTATTTTTGTAGAGACAGAGCTGTAACATCAGCCGTATTTATAATATAAAAGTCTTTTTGTAATTGAGCTTTGAATGAAGTATATTTATACTTATGAGTATTAAGAAACTACTATAAAACTTGGCCACTAGAAAAGAACTAGCAGAGCATCTTGACCTGTCTCCTCAATCTATTAGCGATCTAATTGGAAAGGGTATATTTACTATCAGCTCAGGAAGATCGCCTGTTAATATAGATGTGTGCAGGGTTCAATACATAAACTATTTAAGAAAAGCTGCTAGATATACTAAAAAAGATGGTACAGGTGACATAGCAGAAGAGAAAACCAAACTTACTGCTGCTCAGGCTAGAAAGGCTGAACTTGAAGTAGAAATTATGGAAGGAAAGTTAGTGCCTATACAAGAAGTTGAGGAGTTTTTGGTTGAAAGGTTTTCAAACGCTAGAGCCAAATGGCTTGGCGTTCCCTCAAAGATTGCACATAAAGTAATTACAGTTGATACTTTTGCTGAAGCGGAACAAGAAATAAAAGAAGGAATATACGAAGGATTAAACGAACTGGCTAATGATGGAATACCTGAAAAATATAGAACGAGTGGTAGAGAGTACGAATCAAGTTTGGACTCCCCCACCCAATCTAAAGATTAGCGACTGGGCAGATAACTACAGAAGACTATCTCCTGAATCATCTGCTGAGTCAGGTGTTTGGAGAACTGACAGAGCACCCTACCAAAGAGAAATCATGGACTCATTTAATGACCATGATATACAGCGTATAGTTTGGATGAAATCTTCTCAGGTTGGTGCTACAGAGATATTGTTAAATGTTATTGGTTATTACATAGATCAAGACCCTGCACCTATGTTGATTATGCAGCCTACACTAGCTATGGCTCAGGCGTTTAGTAAAGATAGGCTTGCTACCATGATAAGGGATTCTGAGAAGATAAGAGATTGTGTTAAAGACCCTAGAAGTAGAGATAGTGGTAATACAGTGCTATCTAAAAAGTTTGTTGGCGGAAACCTTACAATGGTTGGGTCTAATAGTGCTGCTGGACTCGCTTCAAGAGCTATAAGAATTTTGCTTGCTGATGAAACTGACAGGTATGAGGCATCAGCAGGAGCAGAGGGAGACCCAATATCACTTGCAACCAAGAGGACAACTACTTTTTGGAATAGAAAAATATACTTATGCTCCACTCCTACAATAAAAGGACTTTCAAGAATAGAAACAGCTTTTGAAGAGTCTGATAAGCGTTACTACTATGTGCCATGCCCTGAATGTAATGAAAAACAAGTTTTAAAGTGGAAGAACGTAATTTGGGAAGAAAATAAGCCTGAGACAGCAGCTTATGCTTGCGAACATTGTGGTTCTATAATAAATGAGTCTAAAAAACAATGGATGTTAAAGCATGGAGAGTGGATAGCTACAGAAAAGAAAACAGGAACAGCAGGATTTCATATATCAGAGCTATATTCTGTTTGGTCTACTTGGTCAGAAATGGCTATTAACTTTCTTGAAGCAAAAAAGAATCCTGAAATGTTAAAAACTTGGATAAATACATCTCTTGGAGAATCTTGGGAAGAACAAGGAGAAGCAGTTGAATATGAGACACTTCTTGGTAGAAGGTTAAATTATGACTACACAACCATTCCTGAAGATGTTTTAGTTCTTACTGCTGGAGTGGACACGCAGAAGGATAGGTTGGAACTGCAATTGGTCGGATGGGGTAAAAATTATGAGGCTTGGGTGTGTGACTATAAGATATTTTGGGGAGACCCAAATGCTATGAATGTTTGGTCAGACCTAGACTCCTATCTTAAGAAAAGATTTAAAACTGAATCTGAGAGATTAATACCCATATCATGTTGTACTATTGACTCAGGTGGACATCATACGAACATGGTTTATCAATTCACAAAACCTAGACAGGCTAGAAGAATATTTGCTGTAAAAGGATTATCAACAGCAGGTAAGCCAATAGCAAATAGGCCAACATTTGTAGGTAAAAATAAGGCTGTTTTATACGGAGTAGGGTCAGATTCTGCAAAAGAAGCCATTTTTTCTCGTTTAGCTGCTGATAATGAGTCAACTACTTTACATTTTTGCTCTGATCTTGATGAAGAGTACTTTAAACAGCTAACAGCAGAAAAAAGAGTAACAAAGTTTATTAGAGGAAGAAAAAGTCTTGTTTGGAAACAAATAAGACCAAGAAATGAGGCTCTTGACACACTTGTATATAATTTTGCTGCTATATACATACTAAACCCTAATTATGACTCTATTGAGCAAAAAATACTAACAAAACAAGCAGCACCAAAAGAAAACAACCAAAATAAGCCACAAAAAGGCATAAATAGAGGTAATTTTGCTACTTCTTGGAAGTAATTTGACTTTTCTTGCTAGGCATGTTGACTTTTTTACAGAAAACCATAGTGTAATATTAGATATATCTAAAACATTTATGAGGTTTTTGCTTGAGCAACAAATTTGATTCAACAAATTATCCACCCCAAGTGCCTACTGAGCTTCAGTTGGGAGACTTTTGGGCATGGAAAAGAGAAGATCTATCAAGCGACTATCCAGTAGCTTCTTATTCACTATCCTATGAGTTCAATTTAGTTGATGGTGCTACAGTTTCCAACTTTACAATAACAGCTACTGAGTCAAACGATACATATATCATTGAGGCCAGTAATACATCCTCATACGCAAAAGGCAATTACAACTGGGTTTCTTACATGACTAGAAGTTCTGACTCTGCAAGAGTTAAACTGGAAGAAGGTTTTGTAGAAGTTCAGGATAATTATGCAACTACATCTGCTTCAGTCAGAAGTCATGCAAAGATTGTTTTAGATAGCATTGAGGCTGTCATAGAAAATAGAGCAAATATTGATCAAGCATCTATGAGTATTGCTGGTAGATCATTATCAAGAATGTCCATAGACGAATTATTAACCTTTAGAGATAGATACAAGGCTGAATATCTAAAAGAGGTTAAACAACTAAGAATAAAAAATAATAGAGGGTCAGGTAATACCATAAAGGTTAATTTTGGTAGAACTACTGGCTCAACACCTAAGAGTTACACATAATGGCGTGGTACAACAGAATATTGGGCGTTAATGAGCCTAAGAAGAAAAAAAGACAAGCATATAGAAGAAGCTATACTGGTGCGAACACTGGTAGACTTTTTGCTGATTTTGTTACTACATCAACCAGTGCTGATGCTGAGATAAAAGACAACATAAGAATATTAAGAGATAGAGCAAGGGAGTTAGCAAGAAACGATAGCTATATTGCAAGATACCTTAACCTGATGGTGTCCAATGTTATCGGTAAGCATGGCATAAGAGTTTCTAGCAAAGGTCGTGATGACAATGGTTCATTAGACATTGCTGGAAACCAGCTCATTGAAGATGCTTGGAAGGAATGGGGTAAGGTTGGTAATTGCACAACTAATGGAAGATTATCATTCTTAGACTGTCAAAAAATATTTATTGAATCTCTTTGTAGAGATGGAGAAGTATTAGTTAGAAAAATCAAAAAGAAGGATTCGCCTTTTGGTTTTGAATTACAGTTTTTAGAATCAGATCATTTGGATGAAAATAAAAATGATATTTACAAAGCTACTGGCAATCGTATTAAGATGGGTGTAGAGGTAGATAAGTATGACAAACCAGTTGCTTATCACTTATTTAAAGACCATCCTTTTGATAGAGTTTACTTAGCTCAAGCACAACACATTAGAGTACCTGCTGATGAGATTATCCATGCTTACCTACCTTCTAGGGCAGAACAAACTAGAGGTGTTTCTTTGGTTGCTACAGCAATGGCTAATGTGAAAATGTTAAATGGTTATTTAGAAGCGGAAATAGTTGCAGCTAGAGTTGGTGCATCTAAAATGGGTTTCTTTACTTCACCTGATGGTGATGGTTATGTTGGTGATGGAGAGTATGAGGATACCTTCAACCCAACAATGAACGCACAAGCTGGGGTCTTTGAGCAGCTTCCACAAGGTATGGATTTCAAAGCCTTTGACCCTACACATCCAACATCTGCTTTTGATTCTTTTACAACTAGCGTGCTGAGAAGCATTGCTTCAGGTTTAAATATTTCTTACCACTCATTAAGTAATGACCTTACATCAGTAAATTACAGCTCAATAAGGCAAGGTGCTCTTGAGGATAGAAGTATGTATCAGATATATCAGCAATTTGTTATAGATCATTTTGTAGACCCTATCTTTAAATCATGGTTAGAAATGTCTATATCAAATGGTTATATAAACCTACCTATGAGCAAGGTGGATAAATTTTCAAAATCAATAAATTACATACCAAGAAGTTTTGCTTGGATTGACCCATTAAAAGAAATGCAGGCAAATGTTATAGGTTTGCAGAATGGAACTCTTACTTACGCAGATATATCCAGTAGTTATGGTAGAGATACAGAAGAATTATTTGAACAACATCAAAAAGAAATAGAACTAGCCAAACAATATGATATTGAACTAGCATATCAACCATTTGGTCAAAAGAACCCAGTAGATGCAAAGATACAGGGCGGAGATGACGAAGATGAGTAAACCAACTCAAAGCATGAAGTCAGAGGCTAGAAAAGGCTTAGATTGGCGTAAGGAGCATGGTAGAGGTGGAACTAGAATTGGTGCTGAAAGGGCAAATCAAATTCTAAATGGTGAAAACCTGTCTGATGAAACTATCAAGAGGATGTATAGTTTTTTTAGCAGGCATGAGGTAGACAAGAAGGCTCAAGGATTTAGACAAGGAGAAAAAGGCTACCCATCTAACGGAAGAATAGCATGGGCATTATGGGGTGGAGATGCTGGATTTAGCTGGTCAAGAAAGTTAGTTAATCAAATGAAAGACGATAGAAGTATTGAGCAAAGAGGAACAGAAGATACTCTAAGAGAAAAAGCCAGCGAACATAATAAAGATGTTGGTGATAATCCAGCAAAAAGAACTAGCTATTCTACATTACAAAAAGTTTACAACAGAGGTATTGGTGCATATAACACTAATCCTTCAAGTGTTAGACCTAATGTTTCTTCAAAAGAACAATGGGCAATGGCACGCGTTAATAATTTTTTACGAGTCTTAAGGACTGGTAAATACAAGTCAGGGAAGCATGATACTGATCTGTTACCTGAAGGACATCCTTTATCAACTAAAAACAAGGAGAAATCTATGAATAAAGAAGATAGACATATCCTGAATGTGAGTGAAACTGATGATAAAGTTATCGTTGAATTTGCGAAGCATGAGGATGTAGAACATGAAGGTGAAGAATTAGAGACAACTGATGAAGTGTCTATGACTGAATCAAGCGAAGAGGAAAGGAAAGTAATTGATATGCCTATGAAATATAGAACTATTGATCTGTCCAAACATTCTTACCTTGATGAGGAAAATAGAGTGGTTCGTGTAGGCGTTTCTAGTGAAGAGCCTGTTGAAAGAAGTTTTGGTATGGAAGTGCTGGGACATTCTGCTGATGATATAAACATGGAGTTTATAAATTCAGGCCGTGCACCTCTTATTGCTTGGATCATGATATGACCTAAGCAAATTGGTGTAATTGAAGAATTCAAACTAGATGAGACTGCTAAAAGGTCTTTAGCAGTAGTCAGATTTGGAAAATCTGCTTTAGCTCAAGAAGTGTTTGAAGATGTAAAAGATGGGATACGGATGAACATATCGGTAGGGTATCGCATTGATAAATTGGAACGATATGAAAGCAACAACGAGACTTATTACAAGGCAAAATGGACTCCAATGGAGGTTTCCTCTGTAAGTGTTCCTGCTGACCAGTCAAGACTAGTTGGTGTTGGTCGTTCTGAAGATAAAAATAATATTAACTTTAAGGAGATTATAATGTCAGAAAATAAAGACATAAATATAGAAGAAGTTAGAACTCAAACTATTGACGAAGCTAAAGCTGAATTTAAAAGAAACTCAAAAGAGATCATAGATTTAGCAGCTAGACACAATAAAAGAGATTTAGCTGACAAAGCCATTTCAAATGGTATCTCTGTTGAAGAATTTAGAGGCGTATTATTAGAAAATATTTCTAATGACACTCCTTTAGAAACTCCATCAGAAATTGGAATGAGCAAAGAAGAAGTTAGAGATTTTAGCCTAGTAAAAGCAATCAGAGCTATGGCTAATCCTTCTGACAGAAAAGCACAACAAGATGCAGCATTTGAATTTGAATGTTCTGCTGAAGCTGCAAGACAGTATGGTAAAGATGCTCAAGGTATCATGTTGCCTGCTGATGTCCTAAGAACTTGGGGCAAAAGAGACTTAAACACATCTGATGACTCAACTCTAATCGCTGAAGATTACAGAGGAGATTCATTCATTGATGTATTAAGAAACGAATCTTCAGTAATGCAAGCTGGAGCAACAATGCTTAGAGGATTACAAGGAAATGTTGTAATACCTAAGAAAACTGCTGCTTCATCTGCTGGTTGGATTGCTACAGAAGGCAACCCTGCTGCTGAAAGTGAATTTACTGCTGGTTCAGTAACAATGTCACCAAAAGTAATCGGTGCTTTCACTGATGCAACAAGACTATTGTTACAACAATCATCATTAGATGTTGAGAACTTAATCAGAGATGACCTAACAAAATCAATCGCTACTGCAATTGACTTAGGTGCTTTAACTGGTTCAGGTTCAAGTGGCCAGCCAACAGGTATTGCTAATACTACAGGTATTAACACTACAACTTTTGCTGCTGCTAACCCAACATGGGCAGAAATCGTAGCAATGGAATCTGCAATCGCTAATGACAACGCATTAAGTGGTTCTTTAGGTTACATTTGTAGACCTGCTGACTTTGGTACTTTAAAAACAACTGAAAAAGCTACTAATACAGCTCAGTTTGTTGTTAATCCTGATAACACTATGAACGGATATAATGTTATTAGAAGTAACCAAGTAACAAGTGGAGATTTCTACTTTGGTAACTTTGCAGACTTATTAATTGGTATGTATGGTGGACTAGATATTACTGTTGACCCTTACGCATTATCAACTTCAGGTGGAGTAAGAATTGTTGCTCTACAAACTGTTGATGTAGCTGTAAGACACGCAGTATCATTCTGTAAATCAAGCGACTAATTAACTAATGCTTAAATGGAATGGGGGTGGAAACGCCCCCAACTTAAATATGAAAAAATATAAAATCTTAACAGATACAATGGCTGGCGGTTCTAAAGTACACGCTGGTGATATAGTTGAACTTACTGAAAGCGAAGGACATTCCTTATGTGGTTATGGAAAAGCAGAAGTTCATGTTGGCAAACCTAAAGCTCAAAAAGAAGATAGAAGTGTTGGTTTGGAAACATCAAAAGTAAAAGCTCCTAAAACAAGAGCTAAAAAATAAATTATGCCATTAGAGAGTGCAGCAGATTTTAACGCTTATGTTGACACAACAACAGGTCATGGAGTTACTGCTACATTCTTTGAGGTTCAACAATCTTTATGGGATGATTTTCCATTAATAGATACTCTTTTTGATATTGATTCAGGTTTTTCTAAAAATATTAATATTATTATAGATCAAGAATATTTTAATATAGAGGGCAGGAACAGTACCTGTTGCTGGCTATCAGCCAAGAGCAATTGTTAAGGCATCTGATGTTCCTTATATATCTCAAGAAGATAAGCTATTAGGGTTAATGCAATAACAACAAATCATGGCAATGTATTAAAACCAAACAACATTTGTTAGTAAAAACAGTTGAGCCTGATAATACAGGACTGGTTTCATTAGTTTTAGAGGAAGAATAATGTCCCAATTTAGACTAGAAACTGAAGAAGATATGTTGGGTTATTTAGATATTAACTTATGGTCATGGTGTAAGTGCTGTATATATAATACAGTGGCACATCATCAACAATTAATATAATTTTAAACAATGAATATATAGAGCAAACTGAAGGTATTGGTGTAGAAGCATTAAGCCAATAGCTTATTGTAGAAGTATTGATGTTCCCAATGTTGCATTTGGAGATGCATTAAACGTTCAGTGCAATAAAAGATACAAATGGTAATATAATAAAAGCAGCACAAAACTATACAGTTGTTAATATACAAGCAGATAGAACAGGTTTTAGTGCATTAAATTAGAGGAAGTATAATGGCAAATCATATAAGACAACAAATAAGAGAAAAACTTAAAACAACATTAACAATTTAAATACAACAGGCTAGGGTTTATGAGTCAAGAGTTTATCCTTTAGAAACAGTACCAGCATTAGTTATATACACAAAAGCAGAATCATCAGAGCCTATAGTAATAGGTACTGATCGTGTAATGAGTAGAGAACTTTCAGTTGTAGTAGAAGGATATGCAAAAGCAACTAGTAACTTTGATGATACAATTGATACAATAAGTAAAGAAGTTGAAGAGGCAATAGCAGCAGATAGAACTTTAGATGGTTTAGCAAAGACTGCTATTTAGAATCAACAGAAATAGAGTTTAACGGTGAAGGTGAGAAAAGCCTTTGGGATATGTCTCTCTTAACATTTTTAACTAATTATTATGTTCAAGGAAACAAATCCTGACGTAGCAGTATAGGAGACAATTATGAAAATGATTAGTCCAAATGGCAAAGTTTCTATAAATGCTCACCCTTCAAAGGTTGAGTCTTTATTGAATATGGGTTGGAAAGAAGAAGCAGTCCATTCGCAAGATAAAATTAAACCTTCTTCAAAGAAAAAGTCGAAAGACGAGGTAAAAGAAAATGGCAACACATAAAGGAAGTGAAGGAACTGTTAAAGTCGGTTCTAATGCTGTAGCTGAAATTAAGTCTTACTCAATCGAAGAATCTGCTGATACTTTAGAAGATACTTCAATGGGTGATTCTGCTAGAACTTATAAGCCATCATTGAAACTTTCTCAGGAAGTTTAGATGTATTTTGGGATGAAACTGATACTAACGGACAAGGTGCTTTAAGCATTGGTTCAGAAGTAACTCTTAATGTATATCCTGAAGGAGATACAACTGGTGATACTTATTATACTGGTTCAGCTATTGTTACTGGAGTTTCAAGAAGTGCATCATTTGATGGATTAGTTGAAGCTAGTATTTCAGTACAAGGCAATGGTGCTTTAACATCATCAACAGTATAAGAAAATGTCAGCAATAGATAACGCAAAGAAACATTTTGACAGCTTAGAAACTAGAATTATAGAAGTCCCTGAATGGGGTGATGATGAAGATAATCCTTTAAAGATTTATTGTAAACCAATAACCCTTTCAGAGACTTCTAAATTTATGAAACTAGCTCAAGATGATGATGTTCAGTTATTGGTCTATGTTTTAATATATAAAGCATTAGACGAGGCTGGAGAAAAGTTATTTACAATCGCTGATAAGAAAACCTTATTGGAGAGGGTTGATAGAGATGTATTAATTAGAGTTTCTAGTGAGATGATGAACAATGTCTCGCAGGAAGAAGTTAAAAAAAAGTAATTGAAGATAAGCAGCTATACATAAGATATGCACTAGCTGACAAACTAAACAAAACCTTAGCTGAAATTGAAGAGATTACAGTAGAGGAGTTTCAAGGATGGTTGGCTTATCTTGAAATAAAGGAAGAAAGAAATGGGAGCACTAACTAAATCAGATATTCATTTTTCTATTATAGGAAATGATCAGTCTGCTAAAGCTATAAACAATTTTAAGAAAAATGTTAAAGGCACTGGTGCTGCATTATCAGGTCTAAGAAACGCCATCATGGCTGCTTTTAGTACAAGAGAAATTATTGAAGCGGCTAACGTAATGATAGGCGTTGAAAATAGGATGAACGCCTTGACTGGCAGTGCTGAAAAGACAGCTATAGCTATGAATCACATGAGAACAATAGCTTCTGATTCAAGATCAGATTTTGATGCTGTTGCAATGTTATATACAAGACTTTCTTTAGCTACAGAACATTTGGGTGCTACTCAAAGAGATGTTGCTGATGCTACTCAAACTGTAGCAAATACCTTTATTATTGCTGGCTCTCATGCTCAAGAGGCAAATAACTCTGCTAGACAGTTAGCACAGGGTTTAGCTTCAGGAGCTTTAAGAGGAGATGAGCTTAGATCAGTAATGGAAAACAACACCATTCTGACAAAAATGTTAGCTGATGGTTTAAACATGACTATTGGTGAGCTTAGAGAATTTGGTCATGCTGGTAAACTAACAGCAGAAACAGTTATGCCAATTCTTATCAAAGGCACTAAAGAGACTAATGAGCAAATAGCAAAAATGCCTATGACTCTTGGACAGGCTGGCGTAGCTTTGCGTAATAATTTTCAATTTATGGTTGGAGATATACAAGAAGCAACTCAAGGTTTTTCAAAAATAGCAGGTGCAATTAATTTTGTTGCTGTTAATTTAGATGCTTTATTTATACCAGCACTTATTGCTGCTGGGTTTGCTGTAAAGGCATTGACTGTTGCAATCATGGCCAATCCTTTTGGTCTTATTTTAACAGGTGTAACAACTGCTGTTATGGCAATATATGTTTTTAGAAACGAAATAAAAGACACTTTTAATGAGGTAATTCAAAGAGATATACCAAGACTTGTATTGCAATTTAAGGTTTTTGGTACGCAAGTAAAATTAGCGTTTGAACAAAAATTAATAATGCCAGTTAAAACTGCATTTACTGGTTTTATGAACTTTCTTTTTGACAGCATAAATAGTGGATTAGAGAGAATAGATGGTGTTCTTGATAAATTACCAAACATGGTAAAAGATAAACTAGGTATACAAGATTTACCTAAAATTAATTTATTACCAAGTCCTGAAGATGGTTCATTAGAAATAGAAGAACAAATATCTGCATATCTTGCAGAGATAGAAAAAATAACAGGAAAGGTTATTGAAAAGTCAGACATCCCAAGTATTACTGAAATGTTATTTGGTAAAAGAAATGAAGATGAGGGAGATGGCGTTACAGGGTTTAAACCTTTAACTGCATTTGAAACTTTTATGAAAGATGCGGAAAGAGGTTATAAAAAATTCTATAGTGGTATAAAAAGCATGGAAGATGAAATGCAGGGTGTGTTCAAAAAGTCTTATGATGGCATAACAAACCTAACAATGGATTTCTTAGAAAATGGTAAAGCATCCTTTAAAGACTATGCTACAACTATAGTAAAAGAGCTAATAAGAATAGCTTTACAAAAATTAGTTATTGATAAGATGTTTGCATCTTTTGGCGGTTTGTTTAAAAAGCCAACAATAGACACATCATCACTATCACTACCCACAACCATTCCTGATTTTGATGGTGGTGGTTATACAGGTGGAGGTGCTAGAGCTGGTGGATTAGATGGAAAAGGTGGTAGTCTTGCTATGGTTCATCCTAATGAAACTGTAATAGATCATACTAAAGGACAAGGTATGGGTGCTACAGTAAACTTCAACATATCAACAGTAGATGCTGCTGGATTTGATCAGTTACTAGCATCAAGAAAAGGATTGATAACATCAATCATAAACAATGCCATGAATAATCAAGGCAAAATGGGAATAGTATAATGTCAGGACAATTTCCAACAGACCCAAATTTTAGAAGTCTTAACTTTAAAGACAATAGACCTACTCTATTGAATCAAACACTATCAGGTAAAAAACAAGTCAGACAAATAGGTGCTCAGTATTTTTCTTTTACAGTTGCAATGCCACCATTACAACAAGAAAAAGCTCAGGAAATATTTGCATTTTTACAAAAACAAAAAGGTTCTTTTGAGGACTTTACAATAGTTGCACCACTAGATAACTTAGGTGCAGGCAAGTCAGAAACAGATATACAAGTGGTTGGAGCACATACATCAGGAGATGCTTCTATAGCCTTAGATGGCTTTACAGCCAACCAAACAGGTGCTTTAAAGGCTGGAGATTTAATTAAGTTTGCAAATCATAGCAAGGTATACATGGTTCAATCAGATATTGATTCTAATGGTAGTGGGGCATTGACTGTTCTTATATCGCCTAATTTAGTAACAGCTTTAACTGACAATGTTGCAGTTACTGTAAACAAACCAAGTTTTACTGTATATTTAGAAAACAACGAAATTGTTTATTCAACAGATGCTAATGGTTTTTACAGTATTTCATTTGATGTTAGAGAGGTTATAACCTAATGCCAAGAAGTTTATCTACTGATCTACAAACTCAAGTATCATCAACAGCAACTAAGACAGCTTTTTTAGTTGAGCTTAATTTATCATCTACTATTAGATTAACTGATTGGTATTCTAATGTTACTTATAACTCTAATAGCTATGAAGCTGGAGGTTCTTTTTTAACTGTTGATTCAACAACTGAAACAGGCAATTACAAGTTGATGAAATTAATTTGGGATTTTCAAATATTACAGATCAGGTAAGGTCTTTAGTTCAAGATGGTTCTTTTACAGATAAAACAGTAGAAATTTATATGGCTTATTTTAATGAAGATGAGACTATTGTAGGTGCAATAAACTTTTTTACAGGGCAAATAAGAAATGTATCTATACAAGAAAATATTAAAGATTCAACATTAAATATGACTGTAGCTTCACATTGGGCAAATTGGAACTTAACTAAAGGAAGACATTATTCTGATGAATCACAACAAGGCTTTAGCACAGGAGATAAAGGTTTTGAGTTTGCTACTCAAGTTAAATCAGATGTAAGGTGGGGTGTAAATGGCTAATCCTTTTGTAACATTTTTTAATGGGCAGGGTTACGCTAGTAGAAGCTTGGAAGACTTTTGCTGATACCTTAGGGAAAATAAATATGGTGCTTACAGCAGCAACTTGGCTGTTGGTGTTAAAGGCTTTATGCAAGCTAGACAGATGATGGCTAAAGGCCAAGATATCTTAGCTAACAAAACCTCTGCTGGTGGAAAATTGCCTGTTATATATGGAACTCGTAGGGTTGGTGCTCAGATTATATATATGGATGTATCTGCTAATGATTCAAGAGATTTATATGTTGTCTATGCTTTATCAGTTGGTGAATGTGATGAAATACTAGGTAGGACTATTGAGCTTGATGGCAATCCTTTAACTGACTCTGCAAGATTTAGAGATGGGGGTTATATAGGTTCAGATAAGATATCTTCAGGCTCAGGCTCATTAAATACAGTTTCACAAAATGGCACTGGTATTGATGCTGGTGCTGGTCAATTTGGTACAAGTCCTACACAAAAATATAGATATGTTATGAATCTACATCATGGAGCTGCAACACAAACAGCAGACCCTATGCTTGTAGCTTCTATGCCTAATTGGACTTCAGCACACAAACTAAATGGTGTTTGTTATATAGCAGCTCATTATGGCTATGATAAAGAAGGTATTTGGAAAGGAGTTCCACAACTAACAGTTCAAGTTAGAGGTAAAAAAGTATTTGACCCAAGAGACACAAATCAAACATTTGGAACTGTATCTACTTATGAATATTCAGATAATCCAGCTTTAACCTTCTTAGATTACATAACCAATAATGAATATGGTAAAGGTTTAACACAATCACAAATAAACATGAGCACATTTACTGCTGCTGCTAATGTTTGTGACACAGAAGTTGACCAACCTTATTTTAATGGTTCAGCACAATCTCTTACTTGGTCAGGTAACGCTGGAGATGACTTTATAACTATTGGTGGAACTGACCCCAACACTAACTGGTGGCAAAACAAAGTTGGAGAAATAGTAGATATTAATGATGCTAATGGGAATCTTATTGTAGATGGCAAAGAAATTAAAGACGTTCAGAGAAATGGGTTCTATGATCAAAATGATGAATATATTGTTTATATAAATGACACACTAGGCTCAACATATTCTTCACAAACAGGCTCTTCTTTAGTTAAAGTAAAAAGATTTCATTGTAATGGCTATTTAGATGCTAATAAGAATGTCATGGATAATGCAAAAGAGCTTCTTGCAAATATGCGTGGTATCTTTCTTTATATAGATGGTAAGTATGAATTATCAATAGAAGACACAGGAACATCAACATTTAGTATCAACGATAATCATATAATTGCTGATGCTGGTATATCAGTTGATTATGGCAATAAAGACAAAAAAGCAAATAAAGTTATAGTTGAATTTTTTAATGCCAATAAAAGATATGAATTAGATACAGCTACAGTTTTACATGATGCAAGTCCTGAATATTATTCAGATGATGGTGATGAGATATTGAAATTAAAGCTGAGTTCCCTTATATAAGCGACCCTTACATAGCCTACAACATGGGTAAGGCAATCTTAACTAGAAGTAGAAATCAGACCACTATGCAGTTCTTAGGAACTCCTGAGATGTATAAATTAAATGTAGGGAGACATAGTAGATTTAACTTATGCAGGTTTAGGATTTTCAGGAAAAGTTTGTAGAGTTGAAGCATTAGAATTGCAATCTAATGGTTTGGTTGCAGTTAGTTTAATAGAATACTTTGATGTCTATACATGGGAAGTACCACCTCAAGAACCAGTAGAAGAGTTAGCTAACCTACCTTCTGCTTATGCAGTTAAAGCTCCAACAGGATTATCATTTACTGATACTGATTCTAGTTCTACAGGTAGACCATTCTTATCTTGGAATGAACCAACAGATTTTCCTAACTATCAATATAGAATCAATGTTGTAGATAGTTCTAGCAATCAAGTTATAAACAAAATAGTAGATGTAGAGAATTGTGATCTTAACTTTTTGCCTGTTGATACTAATTATGTTGCTAGTGTTAGCTCACTTAATACATTAGGCTCAGAATCATCTCCAGCGACTTTAACCTTTACTATTGGTGATGCTCCTACAGCAACTCCTGATATTAAAGATAGTGCAATTGTTACAGATAAAATTAATAATTTAGCTATAACTACAGGAAAAATTGCAGACTTAGCCATAACTAATGCAAAGATAGCTAATGCAATTATTGATACAGCAAAAATAGCTGATGCTAGTATCACAACTGCAAAGATAGAAAATTTAGCTGTCACTGATGCAAAAATTAATTCATTAACAGCAAACAAACTCACAGCAGGAAGTATAGATGCTAGTCAGATTACAGTTACTAATTTAGATGCTGATAATATAAGTGCTGGCACTTTAAATGCAAATAGAATACAAATAGATGATGTGACTTTAGATACTGATGGAAGTGGTAATCTAATTATTAAATCAGGTGGTGTAGATACAGAGCAAATAGCAAATGGTGCTATTACAACAGTTTTAATAAATGATGATGCTATTAGTACAGCTAAGATTATTGATAATGCAGTTACTAATGCTCTTATAGCTACTGATGCTGTCAATCAAGACAGTATTGCTGCTAATGCTGTTACTGCAACTGAAATTATTGCTGGTGCTATAACCTCATCTAAATTGTCAGCAAGTGCTGTTGTAGCAGGTAAGATTGCTGCTAATGCGATTGAAGCAGGAACAATTGCTGCTAATGCTGTCACTGCAAACACAATTGATGTAAGTAATCTATCAGCTATATCTGCTGACATGGGTTCTATTACTGCTGGTAGTTTAAATATTGGATCAGGCAATTTTACTGTTTCCACAGCAGGGGTAATGACTGCAACAGGTGCAACAATATCAGGAGCTATAACAGCTACAAGTGGTACATTTACAGGTGATATAGTTGCTAATAATTTAAACATTTCTAGTGCAACTGTTACAGGCACACTTAATGCTAACAATATTCAAATAGATGATGTGACTTTAGATACTGATGGAAGTGGTAATCTAATTATTAAATCAGGTGGAGTAGATACAACTCAGATAGCTAGTAACGCTGTTACTAATGATAAAGTACAAAGCATATCAGCTACCAAGATAACAACAGATCAATTAGATGCAGCTAGAATTAATGTTGATACTTTAAATGTAAAACATTTTGCAGATGTATCTGCTGATATTATTTCTCATACAGGTTCAGCAGTTCCTTTATCAACTTTTGCTAGTGCTTTTCAAAGAGGTTCAACAAACTTTACAACCATAACATCAACAACAGGAACTTATTTAAGTTCATGTGTAGTAGATGATGTTAGAGATGGTGCTTCATATCAAGCAATTTGGACTGGTGTTTATGGTGACTGTACAAATGGTGTTTTAGAATACAGTGTAAATGGTGGCTCTACATATACTCAAGCAGCAGGTGGTATACAAAATGTTACTATGGCAGCAGGAACATTTAGAACCTATCTTTTTGCTTATAATGGAACTATCTCAGGACTGCCAACCTCAGGAACAAATGCTAATAAAGTATATTGGAGAGTAAGATGGATAACAAAATTAAGAAGTACATACCAATCACTTTATGTATTTATAGATAACACTCAATAAAATGAAAACAATAATAGAATACACAACATATAACACTGCAACAGGAGAAGTCTTAGAGAGTGGTGCAACAAATGTGGCATTATCTGAAATACCTTTACAAGAAGGTCAATCAATAATAGAGGGTGTTTATGCAGTTGAAGAATATAAAATTATTGATGGTGAAGCAGTAGAACAAACTATAGATTTTTGGCAAACAATTAGAATACAAAGAAACGAATTATTAAAAGAATCAGACTGGACTCAAGTAAATGACTGCCCTTTATCTGATTCCAAAAAACAAGAATGGGCAACATATAGGCAGGAATTAAGGGATTTACCATCTTCACAACAAGCAAGTGATAATATTGCTGATGTGATATTTCCAACCATCCCTGAATGATTTAAGATATATAAAATAGGATTTTATTATGGCACAACACGATTACAACATAGCAAACCAATCAGGTGCAGACTTTAGGGCAGATTTAAACAATGCTCTTTTAGCTATTGCAACTGTTAATAGCGGTTCAACAGAACCATCAACTACATTTGCTCATCAATTATGGGTAGATACATCTAGCAGTGTATTAAAGATCAGAAATGCTGCTGATAATGCTTGGATTACTACAGGTGTTAGTATTACTGCATCTAATACATTTACAGGCGATTTAACAGGTAATGTTACTGGTAACTTAACAGGTAATGTTACAGGTAATGTTACTGGAGACTTAACAGGTAATGCAGATTCTGCTGATATATTAACTACAGCTAGAACCATATCTTTATCAGGTGATGTAGTAGGTTCAGTATCTTTTGATGGTAGTACTAATGTTGATATAGATACAGTAGTGCAAATCAATTCAATAACATTAGGAACTGATACAACTGGTGATTATGTTGAATCTATGTCAGGTGGTACTGGCGTAACAGTAACAGGTGGAACTGGAGAAGGTTCTACTCCTAGTATTGCTATAGGACAAGCTGTAGCTACAACTGATGATGTTACATTTAATACTGTTACTGCAACTGATGAATTTATTGGAGACATTGATGGGTCTGTTAGATTTACAGCAAAAGCAGATGAAGCACTTTCTAAGGGAGATATTATTTATGTATCAGGAGTATCAGGAAACACTCCAACAGTAGGCAAAGCAAAAGCTGATGATGCTTCTAAAATGCCTGCATTTGGTATAGCTGCTGAAGATGCTAATGCTAATACTAATTTGCAAATAGTTACACTGGGTAACTTAATTAATGTTGATACTTCAAATGAATCAGTTGGTGAAATACTTTATGTATCTACAACAGCAGGTGAATATTCCACAACAGCTCCAACTGGAGAATCATCACAAATACAAAACATAGGTAAGGTGTTAAGAAGTCATGCTGTTAATGGTTCTATTAAAGTAGGTGGTGCTGGAAGAAGTAACGCTACTCCTAACTTAGATAATGGCAAGATATTTATAGGTAATGGTTCTAATCAATCAACTACTGCAACTTTAGATACTTCTATTGTTGTTGAAAATACTAACCTTTACTATACAACTGCTAGAGCAAATACAGATTTTGATTCAAGACTAGCTACTAAAGATACTGGAGACTTAACTGAAGGTAGCAATTTATATTACACAACAGCTAGGGTTAATACAGATTTTGATACTAGGTTAGCTACTAAAGATACAGGTGACTTATCTGAAGGCTCTAATCTTTACTATACAGATGCAAGAGTAAATTCTGCATTTGATACTAGACTAGCCACTAAAGATACAGATGATGTATCAGAAGGAACTACTAACCTTTATTATACAACATCAAGAACAAATACAGATTTTGATACTAGACTTGGAACTAAATCTACAAGTGATTTAGCAGAAGGTACTAATTTATATTACACATCAGCTAGATTTGATTCTGCTTTTACATCTAAAGATACAGATGATTTAAGTGAAGGAACTACTAATCTATATTACACAACTACTAGATTTGATTCTGCTTTTGGTAATAAGACAACTGCTGATTTAACTGAAAACACAAATTTATACTATACAGATACAAGAGCAAATTCAGCTATAGATGCAAGAGTAACTAAAGCATTTGTTGATGCTCTTAGGAATACAAGCAACAAGTGTTGCTGCCAATTCAGTAACACTTGGAATGACACTACAGGTAATTATATTCAAACTATTACAGGAACTGCTAATAAGATCACTGTATCAGGAAGTGGTAGTGAATCAGCAGACGTAACATTATCATTACCTGATGATGTGCAAATTGCTGATAGCTTAACAGTAGCAGGTAATTTAACTGTTAATGGCACTCTAACGTCTTTAGACACAACCAATTTAGATATAGAAGATAACCTATTCCAACTTAATGCAGGTCTTACAGGAAGTCCTGTTAATGACTCAGGTATGCTTATTAATAGAGGTACTTCTGATAATAGTATCTTTATGTGGGATGAATCAGTTGATAAATTTACAATGGGTCTTACTACAGCAGATGGCAGTGCTACAGGAAACATAACACTTAACTCACTAGGAACTTTAGTGGTTAATGTTGAGGGTAACTTAACAGGTAATGTTACTGGAACTGTCTCTAGCCTATCCAACCATGATACTGATGATCTAACTGAAGGCAGTAACCTTTACTATACTCAAGCAAGATTTGATTCAGCCTTTACTGCTAAGTCTACAAGTGATTTATCAGAGGGTACTAATCTTTATTATACTGATGCTAGATTTGATACAAGACTAGCAAGTAAAGATACTGATGATGTATCTGAAGGCACTAGCAATCTTTACTATACTTCTACAAGATTTGATTCTGCATTTGGTGGCAAGTCTACAAGTGATCTATCAGAAGGTACTAATTTATATTATACAAGTGCAAGAGCTAACACTGATTTTGATACAAGACTTGCAACAAAAGACACTGGCAATTTATCAGAAGGACCTTTATTACACTGATTCTAGAAGATGCTAGAATCTACAAACAGGAGCTAACTTAGACTTATTACACTGATGCTTTATTACAGAGCTAGAGTACAAGCTGTTTCTATTAACAATGTTGTAGAAGATACAACTCCACAATTAGGTGGGAATTTAGATTTAAATTCAAGCGATATAACAGGTACTGGTGATATTAATATTACAGGTACTATTACTTCTTCAGGAAACATCACAGGTACATTAGCTACAGCAGCTCAACCTAATATTACAAGTCTTGGAACTCTGACAGCTCTTACTGGTGGTACAGGAGATTTAAACTGGGATAGTGGAACTTTATTTGTAGATTCTTCTGCAAATGTTGTTGGCATAGGAGAAACTTCGCCTCAAGCTGGTTTAGAGTTAGCTTCTACTGCAAAAGGTATTTTTACATCAGGTGATGTTTATCCATATCCAACTGGTAATGCTTATATAAAAGTCAAAGGAACTAATGCAGAGCATAATTGGATTGGTATAACTGGTGGCTATGAACAATCATCAGGTTCGGCTAATTTAATGCTACAACCAAATTTTAGACTTACAAATGAACAAGCAGGAAATTATATAGGCTCTGAAGCACAATCAATTACTACTGCTGATATAACTTTTGGTAAATTAGTAGGTGGTTCATCTACTTCAACCAATGCTACAAAATCTGAGTTTATGAGAATAGACTCTAATGGTAATTTATTAGTTGGTACTACTTCTACAAATGGAGCAGTTTCAGGTGGTCGTATATTTAGTAATGGTCGTTTAGTTACTACAGTCAGTGGTCAAGCTCATTATTTTAATCGCTTATCATCAGATGGCGATATAGTTAGTTTTTACAAAGACAGCTCAGCAGTTGGAAGTATTGGTGTTGATGCATCAAATAATATGTATTTTGAATCTACTGCTTCTTCGCATACAGGATTAACCTTCCCTGATAATGCAATAGTTCCGAGAAAAGATGGAAGTAACAGCGATGCAGGTGTAGATTTAGGTGCTTCAGGTGTAAGATTTAAAGATCTCTACCTTTCAGGTACAGTACATGCTGTAAAAGCTGATATAGATATTTCAACTGATGCTAGATTAACAATTAATGATATTATTAGTGAAGTAGGTGATGGTAATGTAGCTTTACAAGCACAAAATTCTGCTGGTTCAGCTTTGAAGCCAATGGGTTTTAGAGCAGAAGATATAAGATTTGCTACAGGCTCATCAGAACGCCTTAGAATAGACTCATCAGGAGATTTAAATATAGTCAATACTGGGCAAGCAAGTCTTAATTATACTACTGATGGCTCTCTTGATTATGCAAGAATTACAGGTGGAAAATCAGGTTCAGGTGTAGGAGATTTAAGATTCTTTACATACTCAGGTGGTATGGCAGAACGCCTTAGAATAGACTCATCAGGCAATGTTGGAATTGGAACTGCTAGTCCTGCACGATTACTTGAGGTTAGTGGTAATGGTGGAAAGTCAAGATTTACAAGAAGTGGTAGTGCTGGAACTACTATGGAGTTTTATGCAGGTGGTTCACAATCGGGTGGTATACAAGTTCAATCTACAGGTCTTGGTATAGGTGGTGGTGCAGGTGAAAATCATGTTTTCATAGACACTTCAGGAAATGTTGGAATTGGAGAAACCTCTCCTGATGGAGAACTTCATGTTAAAGGAACAGGTGGTGGAAATGGTGATATCTATGTTGAAAGAACATCAGGTGCAAAAATACACTTACAAGCACAGTCGGCTACAGGCATAATTGGCACAAAATCAAACCACGACTTAGCGTTTAAAACTAACGATACACAACGCATGAAAATAGACACATCAGGCAACTTGTTGGTGGGTACTACTGTAGCTAATCCAGCAGGTGCTAACTCTGTGGGTGTTGCTATTTCTTCTGGTTCATATGGTGGATTCATTGGTGTGACAAGAGATGGAAATACTCCTGTTGAAATTAATCGTAAGACTTCAGACGGAACTCTTATTACTTTCCGTAAAGACAGCTCAGCAGTTGGAAGTATTGGTACTGATGGCGGCTCTCTTGTAATTGGTGGTGGAGATGTTGGGATTGGGTTCTATCAAGGTTCTGATGCCCTTGTTCCAATAAATGGAGGAACAAGAGCTGTTAGAGATTCAGCAATTGACTTAGGTATGAGCGATGCGAAGTACAAAAACCTCTACCTTTCAAATACTATAGGTAATGGTGCAGGAGAAGAAATAACCTTTAATAATGCACAAGATTATTTACGTTTTGACACAAGTGGTTCAGAAGCCATGAGAATAGATGCTTCAGGCAACTTGTTGGTGGGTACTACTTCTGCTTATGGTTCATCAGGAGTTACACTAGATAATGATGGTGTTGTGTACTCAAAAAGAAGTGGGGGAATTGGACTCTACGTTGACAGAGAAACCAGTGATGGTGCGTTAGCAGAGTTTAGAAAAGATGGCTCATCAGTTGGAAATATTAATGTTGAAGGAGGAGAATTAGCTATTGGTCGCACTACTGCAGGATTACAGTTTTTAGGTAGTGAAGCAAGAATTAGACCATTTAACATATCTACTAATGCCGCAACAGACAATACTATAGATTTAGGTCGTTCTAATACAAGATTTAATGATATCTACGCTACCAACGGAACTATACAAACTTCAGACAGAAACGAAAAACAAGACATAGAAGCTCTTAACAGATGCAGAGCAACTAGAGTTGCTGTTGCATGCTAAAGGACTGATTAAGAAGAGTTCAGATGGAAGTCTGCTGTTGAAGAAAAAGGCGATGATGCTAGATTACCCACTTTGGTGTCATAGCTCAAGACTTACAAGATGCGTTTACTGCTGAAGGCCTTAGATGCAGGTGATTATGCTATGTTTATTAGCGACACTTGGTGGGAAGCATATAATTTAATTTTACTAAACTTATAGGAGAGAATAATGAGTAATGAAGAAAATAATATGGAAAACCAAGACCCAGTAATAATCACATTTAATGATGTTGAATATAGACAGGCAGATTTAAACGAAGAGCAAATGACTCTTGCTGCTAAATTAAATGTTGCTGGTAAAAAATTAGCTAGACTACAAGAGGATTATGATGATTATGTCATAACGAATGAATACAAGAATATTTGTATTGAATCGTTTGATAGAGCTATCAACCCTAAAGATGTAGAAGAAGCTGAGGTTGTAGAGGAAGAATAATGCCTAGAGTCACCGCACAAGATATCGGAGTTGAATTAGAAAAACACGAAATCCAATGCGGTGAAAGATGGACTCAAAATTGGAATAGACTTAAAAAAATAGAAGAGCAAGTTAAAGATTTAGATGGTAAAACCGAAGCTAAACTCAACAAAATTGACTGGTCTATTAAAGGTGGTTTGGGTGCAGTGATATTAATACTATTAAGTGGCATTCTTACCTTGATTATTAAATTATGATAGATAAACTAATCCAACCAGTCAGTGACATTTTAGATAAATTTGTTGTTGATAAAGATTTAAAAACAAAACTATCTCATGAACTACAAAAAGAACTTATATCTTTGGATAAAGCACAAATTGCTAAACAAATTCTGAAGAAGCCAAAAACAGGAACTGGTTTGTATCAGGAGCAAGGCCATCAATTTTATGGATTTGCTCATTTAGTTTGGCTGTACATTATTGTGTATTGCCTATCGCAACTTGGATAGCTGTTGCCAATGGAGTTGATTTAAAACTTGAAGCTCTTGAGTTTGATTTTTCACAACTTACTACAATCCTTCTGTCCCTTCTTGGGATGTCATCACTTAGAACCTTTGAGAAAACAAAAGGCGTACACACAAAATAATATGGATAAAATAAAAGAAATGTTGGTCAAGCATGAAGGCTTATCGGTTTGTCATGTTTATGAAATGTCTTGCAAATCCGTATAAAAACAATAGGCGTAGGGCGTTGCTTAGACAAGAATGGCATATCAGAAGATGAAGCTATGTATCTACTTGATAATGATATTAAAAGAGTCATAGAAAGCCTGGACAAGCACTGGCATGTTTGGAGAAGTTTCCCTGAACTTGCACAAATGGTTTGTGTTGATTGCACCTTTCAAATGGGCATAACAGGATGGATGGCTTTTAGACATACAAGAGCACTTATGGAAATGGAGTGTTGGATAGAAGCATCAGAGGAAATACTTAGAAGCAAATATGCAAATCAGACCCCCAATAGAGCAGCTTATAATTCAAGACAGTTAGCCTTATGTCAAAATGCCAAGAAAAACATCAGATCAACATCAGGCTAATTCAAGACTAGGTGCTTTGGGTGAATCCTTAGTACAAACATTCCTTTTGGAATATGCAGACTTCTGCTTTCCAACCCAAGAAAAACATCCAGCAGATTTAATCGTAGAGTTTGGCAACGCTATATATACAGTTCAAGTTAAAAGTAGAAGAGCTACTAAAGAAAAGAAGTTTGTCTTTGCTGCTGAGAACTCAAGATCAATGTCTGATACTTACAAGAACTATACTTGCGATATTCTAGCCTTTGTATTCTTCTTTGATGGTCAAAAGAGAATCATGTTTAAATCTAATACATCCTCACAAAACTACTTTACCTTTGATAAAAAGATTATCACTGACACTATGGAATTAGATTCACTTCAAGAATCTCTTGATACCCTAAGCTCAGTTCCTGTTCTTAACCCTATAATATAATCCTTGCTTATTATATAAATATGATTTAATATATTTATATTAATTAGAGAGGAGTTAATATGACACATGAACTTATGATGAGACTAGCACTACTAGGAATGATAGTGTGCTTATGGTTAATTTACTTATTACAAAAAGGGGGTATGTAATGGATATACATTTACACGAAGTTGGCAAGGTCAGACCATTGATCTTAACTAAAAGGCAAATAAGGGGTTACTACAAAGACTACCTTACTGGCGAGAACAAAGTGCAAACAGCAAATGAAGAATATGTTGTTAGAGACTCTTTGACAGAAATTGCATATTTAATGGGTGAGCAAAGATGAAAATAGAATCACTAAAGAACTTTGTATCAGAGCAAAAAGGTCAAGCACTTATCTATAAAGACATACCTAATGAGGATTATCATGCAGGTGTAGGTATAAGCAGTAGTTATATTAGAAGATTTGGTCAGTCACAATTACATGCTGTAGAGCATAAACAAGAAAGCACACCAGCACTAAAGTTTGGAACAGCAGCACACTCTTTGATTGTAGAAGGCAGAGAGGCTTTTGATAAAGAAGTAAAGGTTGTTAGTGGCTCTCCATATACAAAAGCCTACAAAGAAGAGAAGGCTGATTATGAAGATCAAGGCTATATAGTATTAAAAGAAGCAGAATTAGAACTACTAGAAAGCATGAAGGCAAATATGATTTACGAAGGTAATGCCTACTTAAATGCTAAAGGCAAAGTTGCAGAAGCAAGTATCTACTGGTATGAAGATGACATTCTTTGTAAGTGTAGACCTGATTTATTGTGCCCACCTTTAAGTGAACCTAATTCAGACAGCAAGATAATTATAGTAGATTACAAGACTACTATATCTTGCGAACCTTATGCCTTTAATAAATCAGTCAGCAAGTATGGGTATGACATGCAGGCCGCATGGTATAGAAGAGGTTTAGAGTCAGCAGGATATAGCGTAGATGGTTTTGTATTTATAGCTCAGGAGAAAGTTCATCCTTATGCTTCTAAGGTGTTTAGAATAACTAAAGAGCAAATGGATTATGCCTGGAAAATAATGGATAGATATTTAGAAGAGTACAAAGAGTATCAACAAGGTAAGCCTCTAAGTATCTATAACAGTCCTAATATTGTTGATTTGGTTTTTGAGTAAGGGCAAATAGATAATGAGAGTATTTAGATTTATGGAGAGTTTATCAATTGCCCTTAACAAGATTATAGGACATGAAACGGATATAAACACAAAAGAAGTGGTAAAAATCTTAAATTAATATTAATATAAAAAAGGAGAGTTTGAATGGATGAGAAGACAAAAAAAGCACTATGGATATCTGAGGACTTGCATAAAGAGATCAAGATATTCGCAATACAAAACAACATGACTATTGAGTCTGCTTCGCAGATGGTTTTAAAACTAGGAATGTGCTCATATAAGGATAGCAATGGGTCAAAATAGCAAAGCAGTAGCTAAGAGAAGAGAAGAGTTAAAGACTGAAAAGTTAGATAAGCAGATTGCTTATTACTATTTCCAAAAGGGAGCTGGTAGTCATTACAGAGAAATACAATACCAAAGTGGAAGGGTTGTAAGGACTGATTTCAATGCTTGACTGGATAATATATATAGTTGGTGGCTTTGTTGGGTTATTAGCAATAGCAACAATAATAAGCGTAGTAGCTGCAATTTATATACTTAACAAGCTAGATTAATGGTAAACAGTAGAAACAAAGGAGCAGCATTTGAGAGAGTTATATGTAACAAACTTAACACTGTCCTTGAATCTAAAGGTATTGATACTAGGGTCAAAAGAAACCTTGACCAGTATCAAACAAAAGGCATGGCTGATATATATTTTGATAAGTTCGCAATCGAATGTAAAAGATATAAAGCTAGTGCTAAGAAATCAATGTATAAGAATGAATGGTGGAAACAAGCAGTTGAGAGTGCTGGTGATAACCTAATTCCTATACTAATTTATAAATATGATAGGAAGCAGATAATGTGCGTGATTCCCCTGTTCTTGGTTACATCAGTTGATACGCCAAACTGGGAATGTACTTACCTCTGCCCACTGTCAGAAATATGTGAAAATTTAGATGAAATCTTACAAAAAGCAAATGGACTTAAATAGCTATTTGCTTCAGGAAGACTTTGAAGAGTTTTGTAGGAAAGCCTATGAAAGAATCCAAGTTGCATGTGATGTCTTTGGTATCACAAATGATGAGGATTATTATAGTTTCAAGGAAAGGAATTACACTAGACTTGAAGCTGATTACTTAAATAGTATTGAAAGAACAATACACTAAACCATAGGAGAGTATTATGGATATATTAGGAGGAATGAGCAATTCCACTGAAGGACAGCAAGTTTATCTTGCTTTTAAAACTGCCGATCAACAATTTTTTGTTAATGGCAAAACACCAATTGATTTTAAATACTTGCAGTTAGACCCTGCAACATTTAGAAGTGGTTGGGGTAGATATAATGGAGAGTACCAATATGTATGGGATGAGAAGTTTGGTAATGCAAACGACAAACCAGGAGATGATTGGAAGAGGGCGTTTAGCTGTTGCGTTATGCCACATGGACATGACCATGCATTAATATGGAGTAGATACACTTTTGCTGAATCTAGTGCTTTTAATAAGATACTAAGTAGCTTTTGGAATCAAATGGATGCAAATAGTGATTCACTACCTGTTGTTGAGTATAAAGGCTCAAAAGAAATACAGGTTGGAGTAGGTAGATCGTCAGAGCTAACTTTTGAGTTTTCTAAGTTTGCACCTAGATTTGCTAACTTTGAAATACCTGCTCACTATGGCAAAGAAGATGAGGAAGTAGAAGATACTTTCAAGAGTCCTAATGATGGTCTTGCAGAAAAAGTGCAAGAGATGGTCGATAAGAATGAATTATCAGATGACGATATTCCTTTTTAAATGGAACATATTGATTGGCAAAGAATAGCTCCTGATGTTGCAAAGCAACTACTAGGAGAACCTACTAGCACCTCATCTAAGGAATTTAGATGGGGTCGCAAGGGGAGTATGTGTCTTAACCTTACAGATGGTACATTTTACGATCACGAAGCAGGAGTCGGTGGGGGAGTAATAGATTTAATAAAACATCTAAATCAAGATGTGAATACAGTTTTAAAACAGTTTGGTCATGACTTAGCATTACATTCAAATGACTCCTTAATCAGTGGCTTCAGTGATTCCCCTGTCACTAAGCCTAAAGGTAATGCTAGGTCATTCTCTAGGGAGCAAATGGTTGACTTGTATAGACAAGCAATTGTTAAGTTAAAGTATGCTGATAATTTTATGGTTCTCAGGTTTCCTGAAGGTCATGCAATTAAACAGAAGTATGCTCCCTTTACCCTAGGTATTGATGGTACATGGTCTTTAAAACGCCCTGACAGTCCGCTTATGCCTATTTATCATACAAATGATTGTCCTGATAAGCCTATTGTCATTAATGAAGGAGAGAAAGCCTGTAAGGGTTGTGAGAGCATTGTTAAAGGCAAATTAGATTCATGTACTTGGCATGGTGGTGTTAATAGCTGGAAGAAGGCTGACTGGACACCTATATTGCATAGAGAGGTGTGGATATTTCCTGACAATGATAAGGCTGGTAAAGATTGTGCTGACGAGATAGCAGAGCATTTAAGAAAGGAAGGATGCAGAAGAGTTAAGATAATACAACCACCAAAAGATTTTAAAGAGAAGGATGATTTATTTGATGCACACGAATCAGGTTATTTCGCATCATCTGATGATTTTATTAGCTTTGTTAATAATCAAAAGGAGAAGCTACCTAAAGGTGCTTTAAGGTTTGAGAGAGCTGACTTTGTATTATCCCAGGTATCTAATCCTGACTGGCTTATAACTGATGTCTTTGAACGCAATAGACTAATAACAGTCTTTGGAGAACCAAAATCAGGCAAATCGTTTATATCTATTGCTATGGCATGTGCTGTAGCGAGAGGTGATGAGTTCTATGGACATGCTGCTAAAAAAGCACCTGTAGTCTATCTTGCAGGGGAGGGAGTTGCAGGAATTCGTAGGAGGTTGGCCGCATATAACCAAAGTGAGTATGGTGGTAGTTTAGTCGGAGCACCATTGTTTCTATCTAATAGAGGCTCAAGAATTAATGAACCTGAAGAATACCAAAAGCTAGAAGATGAGATTAATTTACTTAAACAAGACTTGGGGCAAATCGGTTTAATTATCTTTGATACCTTTCAGCGTAACTTCTCAGGAGATGAAAATTCTGCTCAAGAGGTTAATAAATTTGTTAAAGCCGCAGATCAGTTGATACATGACTTTGATTGTACTGTATTGCTTGTACATCATACTGGAAGAGGTAATAAAGGAAGAGCTAGAGGTAGTTCTGTTCTTGATGCTTCTATTGATGGAGAGTTCTTAGTAGAGAGAAAAGGCACTAAGCCTGATGATGATAACTCCATGCTAGTTACTATGAAGCAGACTAAAAACAAAGATGGTATGGGCATGGCAGAGAAGAAGTTTGAATTCCATGAAGAGACTTTGATTGGCGAAGGTCTTGATGTTACTTCAGGATTGCTTATTGAGACAGATGTTGATATTAAAACTAATAAAGAAATAGAACATGATGTTGATATTAAGGTAGCAGACAAAATGTATTCACTAGCTATGGCAATTGCAAAAAGTGATAACTGTAAACCTGAAGATGTGTATTTTACATATAAAACTTTTAATAATGATTTAAAGGGTGTACATCATCTAAAAAATGCAAAAGATGTGCCATATAAGAAATACACAGTAGATAATTCGCTAAGAAGAATGGAAAAGCTAAAAATAGTAGAAAAAAATCCAAAAGGAAATGGCTATAGGCTGGTAGATGCTGATTTTACAAGGTTTAACAAAGGTGTGTAAATAAAGTGTGTAAAGTGTGTAACTGTGTAAGATACATTATATTAGTGTGTAGAGTGTGTAGTAGTCCATAGGACTACACACTTACACATTATTATGTATAGCACAAAGGAATAGTATATGAGTAATTATTATGATGAGGCTTTAAAAGATAAACTTAAACAATTAAGAATCTGTGAAGCAGAGGCTAATGTTAAATGGGGTAACTGGAAGCGTATCTATAAAATGGTAGGCGTAGACTTTGAGATTAAGTTTTTAAAAGCAGAGCAGATATTAAAAACATCTTTGCAGAAAGATACGATCAAAAAGCAAATCAGTATGGTTGATATGATGATTAGAGCCTATGAACAACTAAACATCAAATGTGAACAAAGTGGTTACATTATGATTCAACCAAGTGCTAAGTGTTTTACCTTCGATCAGAAAACTGCATTGATATGTGATACTGATGATGAAAAGCCAGTATTAGAACTTATACACAAAGATGAGAAGGATATTATGATATTTAGCATTGAAGAATTGCTTAGGTGTATACCCCAGGATTTTATGAGAGCAAAAGAGATACTAAGCAAATTAGATAAGTCTGTAAATTTTCAGAGAATAGATTATGTCTAGTTGGCATGGTGGAAAAGGCTCTTCGCGTAGAAAAGAGGATAAAAAGAAAATAGATGCAAATTGGGATTTAATATTTAACAAAAAGGAGAAAACTATGAATTGTTGGTATTGTGGAACTGGACTTGTATGGGGTGGAGATCACGACATAGGAGATGAGAATGAAGAGTATGATATGGTCACGAACCTATCTTGCCCTGATTGTAAGGCTTATGTTGAGGTTTATATGCCAAAGGGAGAGGCAAATGAGTAAAGAGAAAATAGATTATGTAAATGCACCTCCCCATTATCGCAAAGGGTCTATAGAATGTATTGACGCAATAAAATCAGCATTAACCCAAGATGAATATAAGGGATATTTAAAGGGTGCTGCCTTAAAATATATTTGGAGAGAATCTTATAAAGACTCTAACATTCAAGACTTAGAGAAAAGTATTTGGTATATTAATAAATTAAAAGAACATTATGAGAACCTATAATGAGCAATAAACCGCAAATTGATGTTTCGCAATTAAAAAGGCAAATCGATAAAGGCAAATCACTAAACGAGGTAGTTATGTCTCTTGGTAAAAGCAAATCGACTATTTTAAAAGTTGCTAACGAGAATGGTTTAAAGTTTGATAAAAAGTCTCCTTGGGCAAATTTGTAATTAAGGCAAATTTAGTACAGGCAAATTTAGGTTTAAGGCAAATTTATTACAGGCAAATATGGAAATAGTATTAAAGACAAATATAAAAGAATTGCAAAAGAAAATGCAAATAGTTCAAAAGAAAGTATTTATGAAAAGTTTATCTGAAGGCATAAACAAAACTGCTGAAATGGTAGCAAAGGCAAATAACGATAAATTAAAACAAAAACTAAACAAACCCATGAAAACAAGTGTTACTGCTGTTGCTGTCACCCATTATGCCAAACCAAATAAATACCAACTATCAGCACAAATAATGGTCAAGGATTATGCCTCGAAATTCCTGTATTACATTTATACAGGAGAAGATGAACATGCTCGAAGAGAGAAGTATCCCTCTCCAACTAGGGACGGAAAACATTTAGCTGGGGTTACTGGTAATATTCAAAAACTAAAAAGTAGTGAAAAGGCTACTGGCACAGGAACAGGTTTATTAGCTAGGATAGATAAAACAGAAAGCAATGATAGGGCAAAATCACGTTTTATGGGCAAACCTAAAGGCAAAGGCTCAGGGGTTTATGGTATATGGCAAAGAACAGGTAGAAAGGGTAGAGGTGGACTTAAATTGCTTGTAGCCTTTACTCCATTTATTAAACATAAAAAATTGATCGACTTTTTCAAACTATCTACCAAAGTTGTAAAGAATAATTTGTATAAAGAAGTAAACAAACAAGCCATCAAAAGAATTAACAAGGCAATGAGATAAAGGCAAATTTACCATTAGAGGCAAATTTACCTTTACTGCAAATTTATAATACTTTTTCCATTAGTCTTGCTCCTTATAGTTTTTATAATAAATTTTAATTTCGTTAGGTCTTGAATCAGAACATTCATCCTCTTCTGAATTACAAACCTCACATTTTAGGGTTATAGATTTTTTATGAATGTAATTATTATCACAATCACAATCCCAATATCTAGGGTCGGTTTTAACTATCATTGTCTTGCTCCTTGTTAGTCCACCACAAGGAAACAGTATAGTTTTCTTGTTTACAGTTGTTGCAATAGCAGTCCATTTCATTACTCTTGTCCTTGATAATCTCTATATCATCAGACGTACATTCATCACATACATAATTATCCATTAGATACCTCCTCAGTTTCTTCTAAATGATGTATTAAGGCATATAGTCCTGCCTTGATACCTGTATGTTCTGATTGAGTATGACTATCGTTTACCCATTCATCATCTGCAATAATATCTTCTGCAATATTTTTAATTCGATCTATTGTTATCATTAGTCTTGCTCCTTCTTGTATGCACACACAACAAAGTTATAACCCTCTGCCTCTGTATCTAAATCTAACAAATCAGTAAGCGTATCCAATACATTTACTTTATGTGATTCAGCATAATCAACACCAAACCACACACCGTCAGGAACTATAGTCCACCCATTCTTTTTAAGTTCTTGTTTAGTTATCATGTTATTTAACTCCTTAATTTTATTTAACATACACCTATGATATATAAATATATATTTATATGCAATAGTTAAATGCAAAATATTTAAGGCAAATAGTATTAAGGCAAATTTCAAGTATCAAGGCAAATTTAGTATCAAGGCAAATTTAAGATCAAGGCAAATTTAGTATCAAGGCAAATTTAGTATCAAGGCAAATTTAGTATCAAGGCAAATTTAGTATCAAGGCAAATTTATTTTTTATAAAAAAAGGCAAATTTATTTTTCATAAAAAAAGGCAAATTTATTTTTTATTTAGGCAAATTTATTTTTCATAAAAAAAGGCAAATTTCATTTTTTATAAAAAAAGGCAAATTTATTTTTCATAAAAAAAGGCAAATTTATTTTTCATAAAAAAAGGCAAATTTATTTTTTATAAAAAAAGGCAAATTTATTTTTCATAAAAAAAGGCAAATTTATTTTTGACAAAAAACATCAAAATTTTTTTTGTCCAAAAAAAACAAAGACCAACAACAAAAAGCCATAAGACATTCTAAGCCTCTACATTACAATATAAATATATATAGGTAGTAATGCATTACTTTAATATAAAAACACCTCATAAAGGCTTAGAGGCTCTCTTATATAAAGATTTATTTATTAAGGGCATAAAAAAAGGCGGTAATAATACCGCCCTTTATTGGTTAGGTTTAGTTGTTAATCTTCTTCTTTACGCTCCGAATATGTCCAATAATAGGCTTCAGAATGTCCATCATGCTTATAATCTTCTTCAGCTTCATTGAATCCCTCTTTTCCTAAAACCTGTTTTACACATTTAATTGAACAAACAGATTCAGCACCACCAACAATAAACACGCCTGTTTGTTGGTTCAGCTTGTCAATTGTTTTATTACAAGACTCACAAGCTACATTCCATGTTTCAAAACTCATTATTTACCCCTTATTAATTTTAATTTATGCCCTTGATTAGTTAGGCGGTTAAATTTGTCTTGCATGGTTGCAAGGCATGAACCCCTAAAGGCTATAAAGCCTTTAAGTGTTCCATTGTTTATTATTAGTTTATATTTCATTACTTCACCCCCTCTATATATTCTTTTGCCTTGTCTGTATTTACATAATCGCAAATATCTAAACGCCTTTTTTGAGTTGCTGTATCTAAGCTCTCCCAATCACTAGGAAAAGAAATGCCGTTAATAGTCTCATAAAATCTTTTTCTCTGATTGTTGCTCTTTCTAATAGATTCTTCTGTATCACTCTCAGACATTAAAGCAAAGATTCTTGATATGTTGCTAACAGTTTTCAAAGGATCAGAACTTTTCAAGGGATCATCACAAGAAATTAAATCATCATCTTTTAATAACTTTCTTGCTTGTTCTTCAAAATCATCAACTCTTATTTCTTTATTTGGATTAATCCAATATAAATGTCTACCTGTTGTAACGCTCCAATCATTGACGCTAATTAAATCATCAATAGCTACTAACGTCTGATAAGAAAAAAACAACTCACGACCATTAACTATATGGCTATATAGGTTTTTAGTTGTTCTTAAATATCTAGGCTTAGAGCCTTGTAAATCTATTTCACTTTTTAAAATACTCATGTTTATATTCTCCTTATTAAATAATTATTAAAATGTTGTATCGCCTATAACTGACTCTGTATGCCATTCTCCCAAATTCCAAAACATACCTGTAGTTGTTTCTATCCTTTCTTTTAAAGCATTACATCTGATTAAGTCAAAGGCTGTATAAATTAATCTAGGCTCAATCTTTAACAGTAAAGAAAAATTAGAGTTATCGCAGTTACAGATTGCGGTTGTTACTCTGTCCCAATCTCCCTCTCTTAATGCTTCAGATATTTTCAATGCTCTTGTACTTGCTAGGCCTCTGTCTATTAAAGATAAGGCCATGTAGTCTGTGTATATATCTGTCTGTGGTCTGTATTCTATTTTCATATTTATATTCTCCTTTTTTATATACTGTATATTTATACAGTATGTTTAGTTCTTAATTGAACTTAATGCTAATGATATATAAATATATATTTATATACAATAGATAATAGCAAATTATTTTTAATAAATATTTATTTCTTTTTTAATACCTTTATAAGCTGTACTTATAATACAAACACTATCATTTTCTTGTCATTCCCTTGATTTTTTCGCGTTGTTTCTTCTTGTCCTCTGAATCCCTTTGTTTATAGGCTTCTGACAGCTTAGGTTCTTCTGACCCAATGGGTACGCAGGTTGCAGCA